AGATAAAGATTTAATTAGAAACTTCGTAGCTGAAGTAAAACAGCGTAATTTCTTGAAAGAACTATTTAAGAGGAATACAATAGAATTTGAAAATTATTTTAAACGAAGTACCAAAACTATAGACGATGTTGATCCTACTGTGGGTATTGGAGAAGCACATCGAAGAGACTTAAGACTTGCCTATTTGTCACAGAAAGTGAAAGATAAGCACATTTATACTGTAGTAAATAAAGAAGACTCTTTGATTATCGATTATTTTTATAGGAATCCTAATCAAACTATGGAGAAAATGGCTGAAGAATTAGGAGTAAATAAAGCTAAAGTCATTAAAGTAATGAATAGAAATTTAGATAGAGGATCATGGTAACAACACAAAAAATAATGAAGACAGATAATAACAAAACGCAAGAACAAAGAAAAGCTTTGAACTCTTGGGCTAAAGCCGGATACGTTGGTAGTATTATTGCAGGGACAGGATTTGGTAAGAGTAGATGTGGCGTAGCTGCTATACATCATACTCTTAGCAATGACTTACAAGCAACCGGACTTCTCTTAGTACCTACAACACAATTAAAAGATCAATTTATAGAAGAGTTTTATAAATGGAACTTTGAATCTGTTTTAGATAGAGTAGAAATTATGTGTTATCACAGTGCCTATAAATTATTGCATGAGCAATATACTATAGTAGTATGTGATGAAATACATTTAGGATTAAGTCCAGAGTACAGAAAATTCTTTGAACAGAATATCTATGAAAGATTGTTATGTATGACAGCAACTTTACCTGAAGAGGTAGAATACAATTTGAAATTACAGTCACTAGCTCCAACAGTTTACTCGATCACTTTAGATCAGTGCGTAGACATGGGACTAGTAGCACCGTATGAAATATATTGTATACCAATAGAACTAACAGAACAGGAAAGAGTAAATTACAATACAATTAATCAAGATTTTGTAAGACATAAAATTCATTTAGGACCTGATGCCTTTAATATAGCAAAGGCATGTATAGGAAATAACAGTGCACATCCATTAGATAGGATGCATGCTGCAGGATTTTATAAAGCAATAAGAGACAGAAAAAGCATAGTAGATACCGCAGATAATAAGATAGAAAAATTTAAAGACATAGTTTATACCAATTTAAATAAGAAGATCATATCTTTTGGAGGTAAAAATTCTTTTACTAGTCAACTTGCTGAAAGTGTCAACCCATATGCTGCTGCATATCACAGTGGAGTCACACCTAAGAAAAGAAAGGAAGCCTTAAAAAGATTTACAGACGGAAAAATTAACGTATTATGTTCTACTAAATCTTTAAACCAAGGCTTTGATGCTCCAGGTGCCAGCATCGGTATCATATGTGGGTTAACTTCTAAATCTCTTTCAATGATACAAAGAGTAGGAAGATTAATTAGATATGAAGAAGGCAAGGTTGGTAAGGTTTATATTATATATGTTAAGGATTCTCAAGAAGAGAAATGGCTGAAAAGCTCAGTAAAAACCTTAAAAAATATAAAATGGCTAACCCAATAAAATGTGAACCAAAGAAATTGTCTAGAGCGTTGCTTTCTGTAGCTGTTCAACTAGTTACAGACAAGCATGCTCCAGATAGTTACCAAGAATATTCACAAAGAATTAGCAACTCATTCGATTGTAGTTGCACTCCTGAAGATGTACAGGAAGTAATAGAAAATGTTACATCAGACTTTATAATAACCCCTAAAAAATTTGGAACTAATGATTGATATGATTATATTTGTAATCCTTTTTTATATCTTAATTTCACAAGATTATATAAAATTTACAAACGACAAAACGGGACTCTATATGGTACTCAGTTGGAAAACTAGTATATTAGATGAGGACGGTTATAGAATAGATACACACTACAGATTAATACAATTATGGAAATACCTATAGATACAGACATATTAAGAGAATACGAATTAAGCCTTGACGATTATACTTGGCTTTATTTAACATTTAAACAAGAACTTGAGTTAAGAGATATATTATCTCTTTCACCCAATAAATATTCATTGACTACTAAAGGATTTTTAATGACAGATGATTTTATAACACAAAAGTTTCCAGGCTTTTTCTTAACAGACTTTGATGCTATGTTCACAGAACTATGTGAATTGTATCCTTGGAAAGTAAGAACAGCACAAGGAGTCAGAGTGTTAAGAGCAAAAGATCCAAAAGCTAACTCAAATAAGAAAGCTAAAAAGAGATACTTTGCAGTCACTAAAGGTCGAACATCTATACATACTTATATCATAGAATGTCTAAATGAACAATTAAAGATTCTAGGAGATGACATATCATACATGCAAAATTTAGAAACATGGTTAAATAATTATACTTGGGAAAAATATGAAAACATAACAAATGATGAAACAACAACCGATCAGAAAAGAATCACTAGATCCCTTTAAAGACAGAGGGTTTAAAAGTATCAACAAATCTATTAGCGCTTCTTTGTATCAAGTAGAAAGCGGTATTAAAGGACAACGTCTTGTATATCCTAGTAAATGGGCAAGATTAAATAGAAATTTACTCGGAGGATTACAACCAGGTAAAATGTATGTAATTGCAGGACGACCAGGTGTAGGTAAATCAGCATTTAGTAATCAACTTATATTTGATTTACTAGATAATAATAAAGGTAAAAAACTATTAGTTTTATACTGGAGTTTTGAGATGCCAGGACATCAGCAGATCATGCGTGCAGGAGCTAAAGGAACTAATAAAGAAGTTGCTGAACTATTATCTGTAGAACGAAAGTTAGAAAAAGATGCTTATGAGGCATTCAAAGCTGAAGTTCTTAAATACGCACATTATCCTATTTATTTTAATAATATACCTAGAAATATGGAATTTATTAAAGAGGCTAATGTAGATATAACCAATAAACGACCAGATTACACTATAGTTAATGTATTTGATCATTCTAGACTCATATTAAGTGATAAAGAAAATGAATTACAAAAACTAAATGAAGTATCTAAAGGTTGTATGTGGCTACAAGCTAAAATGGGGACTATTAATATTTTAATATCTCAATTGAATCGTAACATAGAACAAGAGCATCGTGCTAAAAATCAGTACCAACCATTACTAACAGATTTATTTGGTGGTGATAGTATTGGTCAGGATGCACATGTTGTTATGATGTTGCAAAGACCACATGATTTATATGGTATTACAGATACTTATTGCGGTGAAGATCCTATGGGATTACTAGCCATACATATAGAAAAGAATAGGGATGGTATGTTAGGGATAATTCCTTTCGAGGCAGAAATGTCAACATTTACTATTAATGAAAGAAACAAAAAATAATAACTAAAAAAATAATAATTATGGAAATAATAATTTTATGTACTGTGCTAGGCGTAGGCATAGCTGCAGGTATGTACATTGCGTCACAAATTGAGAGTAGAATTGTAACAAAAATAGCAAATAGTAACTTTAAACTTAAAAAAGGGGACCAAGGCCCTCAAGGAGAGAAAGGTACTATAGGCGATACTGGCTTACCTGGTAGAAATGGCGACGACGGTAAAGACGGAGAAAATGGACTTAACGGTAAAGATGGTCTAGATGGTAAAGACGGTATTGTAGCTAAAGCAGGTAAAGATGGTACAGACGGTCTTGATGGAGCAACCGGTGAAACAGGTCCTAGAGGTCCTAAAGGCGCTACAGGAGAAAAAGGTGCTGATGGACATAAAGGAGAAAAAGGTGACGCTGGTCCAGCAGGAGCTGCAGGTGAAGTAAAAAACTTAGAATTAAGAATTGATAAATTAGAAATGGCTAATTCTTACATAAGACATTTACTTGGAGAAGAAGAAGATCTAAGACCTGAAGATAGATTAGGTGGAGGAGTTGGTAATTGGAGAAGAGCAGAATAATGGGTGAAGATAAAGCAAAAGAGATCATTATGAATCTTAACGCTACTATTAAAAAGATGGAAAAAGCAAATAGAATTAATACAGTTGAAAGTGAATGTTCTATTGCTAGACCTCCACGAGCAAAAATTTATGATTTAAAGAAAAAAAGAACTGAATTAATAACTAAATATCAATTAAATGGAAATACTAACTAACTTAACAGCAATAACTGTTACTTTATCAATGGGATTATTTTGTGGAGCATATCTTATGTTTATACTAATGTATAATTCAGAACAAAACTTATTACTTGAGCTTGATTGTAAAAATAAACAACTTAAAGAATATGGGAAAACAAAACAATAAATTAATAGAAAATATAAGAAAATTAGATGAAAAAAAGAAAGCTAAACAGCAAGAATCCAAAGTACTGGTCAAAACAACAAAAAGAAGGGCCAAAAATTAAAAAAAAAGTATTAATGTGTACTGCGCCTCATAATGTAAAAGTTTATGGTGTGTGGTATGAAAATGATTAAATTATGGAGTTACCAAAAACAAAGGTTAAGGCTAGCCGTAAATCGCCTAAGAACATGATAATATATGGAGCTCCTAAAATTGGAAAAACCACTATATTATCACAGCTTGAAGATTGTTTAATTATTGACTTAGAAGACGGTTCAGATATGATTGATGCTTTAAAAATTAAAGTATCTAATCTTAAAGAACTTGCTGATGTTGGTAGAGAAATATTCAAACAAGAAAAACCATATAAATATATTGCTATTGACACTATTTCTAAATTAGAAGAATGGTGTGAAGAAGAAGGTAAGAAAATTTATATGAAGACTCCTATGGGTAAAAACTTTGAAACTAAGAATCCTGGTATGTCGATACTATCACTGCCTAATGGCGCTGGCTACTTATATTTAAGAATGGCCTACAAAAAATGGATAGATAACTTGAACAAACTAGCGGATCATATTATCTTAGTTGGACACTTAAAGGATAAAATGCTTGAAAAGAAAGGTAAAGAGGTTGCAGTTAAGGACCTTGATTTAACTGGTAAAATTAAGCAGATTACATGTGCTAACGCTGATGCTGTTGGTTATATATACAGAGAAGGAGAAGAAACTATGGTTTCATTTAATTCTATGGATGATATAGTTGCAGGATCTAGATGTGAGCATTTGAAAGGAAAGACCATGCCTATGAATTGGTCAGATATATTTATTGATTAACTAATTAAACAGATTAAAAATGATTGAAGCAAAAGAACCAACTGAAGGTACAGTTGTAAAACAAGCAACGCCTGCAAAGATTACTACTACACAAATTATAACAGATTTAGAGAATGGAATCAACAGAGACGGAATTAAAACTAAATATGGATTAGAAACTTGGGAAGTAACTCAAATATTTCAACATCCTACATTAAAAGGTAAGAAAGCTAAGAAAGTTAGAAAATTATCTTTTGAATTTGTAGATGACACTGAAAATGCGGTAGATCCTAACCAAACTAGTATCCCTGTAGAAGAAGAATTAACAGAAAATCATGTTGACTCTTTTGAAGATGAAAATGAAGATGACTATGATATGACAACGTCAGAAGTAGTTGGTAATGATACTAATGAATTCGAATATTAATAATTAAAAACTAAATAAAACATGGCAATAAAAAGCAATGACAGCACACAAGAAGTAGCAGGTGGAGTAAAACTTTACTCTGGTATTTCCAATTTTAAAGTTATAGCAGTTAATCCTACTATGACAGAACTACATGATTTAGGTATTCCTGTAAAAACAGAACCTAATTATAGAGTATCCTTTTCTGATCAAGAATATAACAAAATTATATTTTGGGTAAAGAATGAAGACACTACAGTTAAAGTAGAGATTTTAATGCAGCCTCATGAAAGAAAATCTCAATCAGGTAAATTACAATGGATAAACTCTGTTGGTCAAACTACCTGGTCTGAAGCAGCTCCAACATATGATTGGTGGAAACCAGAAAATCAACGTCCTGCATTTGTAGGTGAAGAAACATTAATTAATTTTACAAAATCTTGGGCTAATGTAGCAGGAGGAGATGAAGTATCTTATGATACTATGCCTGCTATTGTTACTGGAGCTGTAGCAGAAATTAAAGCTTTAGTTCATGCATTAGCTAATAATGAAGTTAGGTTATTAGTAGGTGTTAAAGATAGTAAATATCAAACAACTTATGTAAAACACTTTGGTAGAGTTAAACCACAAAGAGATGATCATTTTGTTACTTCTCTTAACGACGAGTATGGATCATTTAATGCAGACTTCAATGTAGATTTAAAATGGGGTTCTCATGTATCAACAGCTTCTTTAGTATCTCCAGATACTATTAACGAAGATGAAGATTGGACAATGCCTGATAAACCTCAAAATGGAGTTAAAGAAACTGTTGAAGCGCCTTTCTAATGGCAATTCAAAGTAGGAAAAGTGAAGATCACTTACATACAGATGTCATACTTAGTAAAATTACTGAGTATGACATTTTTATGTATTATTGTAATAGTTTTAATGAATTAGGAAAGAAATTCAAAAGTGATATTCGACAAGATAAAAGTCCTACAGTTTCTATAATACCTTATAACGGTAAATTATTATATAAAGATTTTGGAAATACTGAACATACGTTTGACTGTTTTAATTATGTTCGGTTTAAATACAATTGTTCTTTTTTTGATTGTTTGCGAATTATAGATTGTGATTTTAAATTAGGATTACATTCAGTGAAACAAGACGTTATTAACTTTACTATGGGTTATATGGGACATACTCAAAAAACTCCTAAATTTACAAAACCCCCAGTATTAATACAAAAGAAAAAGCGACTTTGGAATAAAGACGATGCGAAGTTTTGGTCTAAATATTTGGTTAGTAAAAAAATACTTAGTATGTTTGCCGTCGAACCAATAAGTCATTTTTGGGTGAATAATAGTAGATTTACGTGTAATTCAGTAACATACGCTTTTAAATTTAATAGTCGATATAAAATCTATTCTCCTTACGAAGAAGAAAATAAATGGTTAAGTAATACAAAGAAAACGGATGTACAAGGGTACAACCAACTCCCGAAAAAAGGTGAGAAACTTATCATTACTTCTTCACTTAAAGATGTCATGTGTTTATATGCAGCAGGTTACAATGCTATTGCAATGCAAAGCGAAATGCAAATACCACATGAGGCTTTAATAAGTGAGCTAAAAAACAGATTTAATACAATAGATGTTTTATATGACAACGATTTTCATAAAGCAGATAATCCTGGACAACGAGTAGCTACTCAACTATGTGACTTATATGGGTTTAATAACATTTGCATCCCTAGCGAACTAGAATCTAAAGATCCATCAGATTTAATTAGCAGAGAAGGCAATTTTAATGAACTTAAAAACATATTAAATGAACAGAGACGAAATTATTGAGAAACTAAGAACAAAGAAAGGATTTTTAAAAAAAGGAGCAGAATGGTTAGCAGATAAATGGGACGTAGACATAGCAATTATTAGAGATTGTAAGAAACTTGTAACTTCTGAAGAGTGGGTACAAGAAAGAATGAACAATGACAATGGTCACGACTTAAGTCAAAGTCAGGCATTTTCTAAGCATTTACTCGACAATGGATTAACTATGGCAGATGTTAAGTCAGTTAAATTTTGGCAAAACATGATGGGTGAGCAAAGATATAGTATAGTAACACATAACCAATGGCACGAACAGCCTCAAGTTAAAGATGAGTTATTAAATTATATAAAAGCTAGATCTATTAAAGTTCCAAAAATTAAATACAAAAAACCAAAAGACCCTATTTGCTATGAAATATCTTTACCAGATATACATTACGGTAAAATAACTGATGAGCCTTCAAAAACTTTAGAAATAAACTATATAAAAGCTATTCAAGATTTACATAGAAAAGCTGATGGATTAGAAATTGAAAGGTTTCTTTTACCTGTAGGTAATGACGGGCTTAATTCAGAAGGTATGAGTAGAGCTACAACTAAAGGCACACCTCAACAAGATAGTATGCGTTGGCGTCAATCTTTTAGAGGTTATTGGCATTTAGTTACTAAAGCTATAGATTATTTATCAGGGTTTGCACCAGTAGATGTTGTAGTAATACAAGGTAATCATGACTTTGAAAGAATGTTTTATGTAGGCGAAGTTTTAGATGCTTTATACCATAAGAATAAAAATGTGCATATAGATAATAGTTTAGACTCTAGAAAATATTACGAGTATGGAACTAATATGATTATGTTTACACACGGGGATAAAGAAAAACCTCAAGAGCTACCTTTGCTAATTGCTACAGAACAACCAGAAATGTGGAGTAGATGTAGAGTTAGGGAAGTACATTGTGGACATAAACATAAAGAAATGCTTAACGAGTATATGGGAACTAAAGTTAGATTTATACCTAGTATATGTGCAAACGATGCTTGGCATAAAACCCAAGGTTATGTTGGCACATTACGATGTGGACAAGCTTATATTTGGAACAAGAACAGAGGATTAGAAGGTTATTTACAAACTAATATTATGAATTATGACAAAATATAAGAAAAGATCTCAGAAAGTTAAGAATGCTAAAAAATCTACATATAAAGGTATTACATTTCAATCTAGATTAGAACTTTATTGTTATAAAGAACTTGAAAAAGCTGAAATAGATATTAAATATGAAGAAGATACATATACTATTTTTGATGGTTTAGTGTATCCTCAAGCATGTTATGAAGGAACCGTTAGAAAATTATACAATAAAGGCAGTAAGATAAGACCAATTACTTATACGCCTGATTTTGTAGATCCTAAAGGTAAATTTATTATAGAAACTAAAGGCTATGCAAATGAGTCTTTCCCTTTAAGGTGGAAGTTGTTTAAAAAACATCTTAAAGATACAAAACAACAATATGTGCTTTTTATGCCAAGAAATAAAAAGCAAGTAGATGAAGTTGTTGAACTTATCAAACAATTATAAGAATTCTCTTTCTTGTAATTTAACAATCATAGGTTAGAAAGGAGGTTAGTAATTTAAAGGGCGCTATTGCCCAATATAACTCAGCGGTTATACTTTGTGAAACTATTACAATTCCTCCTTTCTTTCCTTTTTTATTAACCAATTAAACAAAAAATTATGAATTATGATAACTGGAAGTTATCCAATCCTATTGATGATGGATATGGATACACTGTAGTAAGCGATTGTTGCGGAGCAAGAATGGATGAAGACCAAGGTCTTTGTTATGACTGCAAAGAACATTGTGAACCTATGGAAGATTATGAATACGACCAAAAAAGTAGAGATGCATATCTTGAAGATAAAATGGACGAAGAAAGATTGGACCGATGAATAGTCCTAACTATCAAGACTGGGTACAGTCTCTAAAAGAAGGGGATCTTGTATTATACTTAAATGGCCAACACAGCTGTCCTGTAATATTTCTTTCATGGAATGGGGACAGTTCTAGCAACGGATACAGATCACAACATTTATATATTCCTGATTGGAATAAAAATCATTACTGGCATAGGCAAGAAGATGATCCTCAAGCAGCGTCTGATGAGCAATGGAAGACAACAATGGGGGAGTTAAAAAAACATGGAGCTAAATCTAGACATTTTGACGTAAATGTAATTAATGCAAATGCAGAAGAACGATATTTTACATTTCCAAAAAAATTTTTAACAAAAAACCAAATTAAATTTATAAAACTAATTAACACTATAAAAGGATATGAGTATTAAAACAATTGATAAACCTATGCAGGGCAGCGCCGGCATAGCTAAGAAAATTAACAAAGGCGCTGAGAAAATGGTATTTGACATTCTTCAATCCACACAGTATTCTATGCCTGTTCAATCTACAGTTAGAGAGTTAGTTACAAATGCATGTGACTCTCAACGTGAGAAAGAAATAGCTATAGAAATATTAATGGGGACAAAGAAAGTTGAAGACTATTATATTGAACGCCACGGTGCTCAATATGAAGATAGTAACTTTGATATAAGTTATTATAATAGGGATCATTTAGATGTTGCATCTGAGATAGAGTTGATGTATACTAAAAATGAGGGTGTAGGTTATTGTGATACATTTGCAGTTACTGATTTTGGAGTAGGTATTGGAGCAAGACGTTTAGAAGGTATATTGGAACTAGGTTATTCTACGAAAAGAAATACTAGTGAAAATTTCGGTGCCTTTGGTCTTGGTGCAAAAGCTGCGCTATCAACAGGTGTAGACTTTTATACTATAGAAACTGTTTACAATGGTATGAGGTTTAAATGTAACTGTTTTAACTACAAGACTGATTTTATTATACCTGCATTTAATGTAGAGACTGGACAACAGAATCCTTTTGTTACATTTAGTGATGGGTCTAAAGTATATTATGTTCCTACTGAGGCTACTAATCAAACTACTGTATCATTTGGCGTTAAGAAGCACAATCGTAGTAAGTTTGAAGAAGCTATTGAAGAGCAGTTAATGTACTTTGATAATGTTAACTTTACAATTCTAGATCCTGAAGATGAGTATGAGAAAGAAAGAAAAGTTGAGTTTCAAGCTGAAGTTATTTACAACTCTAAAAACCTTATAATATCTGATTCTTACTATTTTAACAAGCCGCACATTGTACTTGTTAAAGATGAAAATGCTACTACAGGTATTAACTATGGTTATATTGACTTTCGTGAGCTAGAAATGGAGCAGATGTATGGTTCTATTGCATTCAAATGCCCTGCAAGACAAGTTGTTATGGATAATGAAGGTAGAGAAGTTGTATTACAAGACGGTGTAGATGTTACTCCATCTCGTGAGAAAGTTATATGGAATGAGGCTACTAAGAAATACATTAAAAGTGTAATCATGTCAGCTGCTCAAGAAGCTAGTGACATTATAGAAGAAGAATTACAAGAAACTGACTTTCTTAAGTGGGTTGATGCTTGTAGATCTATTATTACTGGTAACAGTAGTGAGAACAGAATTCTTAATAAATTATCACGTATTATAAATACTGACGATATGAAACCTAAATTTAAACCTGACCCTAGAATTAAGTATGGTCCAGCTAATAAATTATTTGAAGGTTTGACTATTATGAAGCCTTATGAAGATCGCCATGATGGTATTAAAAGAGAACCAATTAAAGATTGGAACGGTTTTGATGCTAAGCATTTCTATGAAAGAGAAGGTAAATGGTCTAAGTACAAAGATATATATCTTATGGATAAAGGCCAAGAAGACTCTTATCATAAAAATCATGTTGCTACTTATACTATTGAAGATTTAAATGAGAAGTTTGATAATGCTCTTAAAAAAGCTTCAGGTAATGCTGATGCTATTCAGAAAATCATGAAACAAAAAACTAGAGTTACAGCTAAACGTAATGCTATTGTTAAACTGATTGAAACATCTGAATGGTACCAATCTTATGATGAGCTTGAAGTTCCTGAAGAATGGTTGACTCGACATAAAGAAGAGATAGCTATTGAAGAAGAGAAATCTAAATTTACTGATTTATCTCCTTCTGAACGGAGAGAGATAGAAAAGAGAATAGTTGCCTACACTATTAGATATGATGATAAAAAAGATGATTCCTTTACTATGGATAAGATTGAACCTAAAACAATTGATCTTATGAATAGTAAGTATCGTACTTATTATTGTACTAAGGAAGATGAAGGTAAGATGAAAAAAGCTGCTCTTCTTCTTAAGAATATTCAACCTTCATACAAAAAAGTATATACAAATGGGCCTATGAATAACTGGGATAAAGAATATAACTGGCCTGTTTTCTGGTTTGATAATCCTCCTGTTCGTTATATGAAATATAGTGGAGAAGAGTATGAAAGCTGGGCTACTCCTGTTCAAGGGTGGGACGCGCCTCAATTTATACGTGTGAGTGAAAATAAGGTTAAGTTTATTAAACAAAACCCTAATGTCAAACACATTGATGATTTCTTTTTACAAACTAACAATAATAATGAATATAATATGGATGAAACACTAGTAAATTACTATACCGCACATAAATTAGAAAAAATAAATCAATTTAAATTTATGCAAGGTTTAGGATGTATACATGATCAATTACAAAAAGATTATTGTGAGCTACAAGATATGAGGAATGATTTTTATTCTGAGTATGAGTATAGACGTGTGAGAGATGTAGCACCAGCTATAACTGAACACATGGATAAACTATATGAGTTCCAAAAGTTTTGTAATGAATGTGATGATGCAGAACTAATGCAAGAAAAGTCGAAAGAAATGTTTGTCTTGTCTGATATTAGTAATGCGAGAGCTGCAGACTTAGATATATTAGCTAAATATGAGAATATAGTTGAATTTGCAGAAGAAGTAAAACCGCTCCTGGATGAGCTAGAGTGTCTTAACAAAAGAGAGTGCGATATGCCACCTAACTTAGAAAAAGAACTCAGAATCTACCTACGAGCTAAAGCCCGTGAAGTTTGGGACTCATAACTAAGGACACTAGAAAGACGTTTAAAATACGTCCTTCTGGTAGGTCCACAGATTTTATAAGTCCAAGCTTTGGATTTGGTTGTTTATATAATTGCTCTTATTGTTATATGAAACGCCATAAAGATCAGGGATTATCTATTGCTGTGAATACGGGTGATATATTAACTGCGGTTAATAATCATGCGTATTTCACACCAGTGGAAAAGCCTAATCAAACACATCCTGAATTCACAACATATGATATAAGCTGTAATGAAGATTTTGCATTACACGCTAAACATCATGATTGGGAAAGAATATTTGAATTCTTTAGAGATCACCCAATAGCTATGGGTTCTTTTGCAACTAAATATGTAAATAAAAATCTACTTAAATTTAACCCTAACGGTAAAATAAGAATTAGATTTAGTCTAATGCCTCAAAATAAAGCAAATCTACACGAACCTAATACTTCTCTTATATTAGAGAGAGTACAAGCTATTGATAGATTTGTAGAAGCAGGATACGATGTACATGTAAATTTTAGTCCTATTATTGTATATGATGGATGGCTAGATGATTACAATCACTTATTTGAATTGCTAAATGTTTATGTAAGAAACCAAGAGACAGTGTTTTCAGAATGTATATTTTTAACGCACAATTTTAAAAAACACACAGATAATATGAATGCCCACCCGGAAACTGAAGAAGATCTTTGGATGCCTGCAATACAGGAAACAAAAACTTCGCAATATGGGGGAGAGAATATTAGATATAAACTAGGACATAAGTCTGAGTTTATTAAAAGATTTATAAATTTACACAATTCCAAAATACCGTGGAATAAAATACGGTATATTTTTTAACCAATTAAATATTTAATTATGATTACAATCAATGTCATTGATGACAAAATCTGTGGAAGCTATGGAGACAACGCTTTTACAGTTGAGTATAGTAAAGAACTATACGAAAGAATGAAACAACTTGACCATAAGGCTCAAGGTGTAACTACAGTAGAAGAATACAACGAAGTAATGGAAGAATTTGCTCCTTTATGTGTTGTAGATTATACTAAAACTATTGAAACACAATGTGAATACATTCACGTTAATAAAGGAACCGGAGAATTCTTTCTTAAACACGAAGGTGTAGTATCTACGATACCTATGCCTCAAGCGTTAGTAGACAGAATCTTTGAATCTATTGATAAAGAGATAGACTTTATGCCTTTAGTTAAAATGTGGACTAGATGGTTGCGTAACCCAATTTTGTGGAGAAAAATGAAGCAAGGTTACGGAAACGATTTCTGTGAGAGATTCTTTAACTTTGTGAACTTGCAGTATGAGCATCCAAAGTTTAAAGAAGAGCTTGTAGAACAAGGTCTTACTGATGAAGCAGCTTCCAAAAGAGCAATGATGTACCAAATGAAAATCACCCATGAGGGATTACTAAATGGTTACAAAGTCTCTAGTGAAGTGCTTCATAAGTTTGACCAAGAAACCGGTGAAAAAGTTGATAGGTACAAACGTACTTTCAATCCTGACACTGGTGAGATAGAAGGCGATGGATTACCAGAGCATGTAGAAGACAGATTGTTTGAGCCAGCTATAATGGGTGGAAGCGGCGATGCTTTCTTTTGCGAAGGGCCTAATGGTTTTAATAATCCAGGACATTTTATCAAAGTTGGATGTACTCATAGACTAGAAAAATGGGATCAAGTTAACGTTAATGATACTGTATCATGTGTTAAAGGTCTACATCTTGGTGGTCTTAAGTACATTGCTTATTATAGTGGTGAGATTCATAATGTATTTGTAGATCCTATGCATATAGGTGCAGTACCTTGTGATGAAGATGGTGCTATTAGATGTAAGCAATATTTTGTTCATTCATCCTTAGCTGGTGTGAATGGGTCTATTTACCACAGTTCTACTTATGCAGCTAAAACAGATGCAGAGTGGGACGAAATGAGAGCTATAGCGGTTCAAGAAAAATCTGAAAAGAAAGCTGAATGCGACAGGCAAGTTGCAGAGCTGAATGCGCTGTAGCTAGTGTTTAATTGGTATTATAAGGGGGTTAGCGCCCCCTTATATTAATTTAAAAATTTAAAAATATGAAAAAAACAACAGTCTTAATAGATGGGGACAGCCTAATTTATTTTGAAATGGGCAAACCCACTTTAGAAGAAGCTTTACTAGGAATAGATGATAGAATACAGACAATGTTAGAGAAAGCCGAGACGAATAAATATGCTGGATTTTTAACAGTAGGAAAATGTTTTAGATATAACAGAGCAACTACAAAAAAATATAAAGGAAATAGAAAACACGGAAATAAACCAATTATATTCCCTGCAATAAAAGAATATTTAAAGCAGAACTGGAATTTTACATATATAACAGAATTAGAAGCAGATGATTTAGTAAGTATTTACGGTGAAGGTTTAAATGGAAATACTATGATTTGTAGTCCTGATAAAGATGTTTTACATCAAGTAGAGGGAGAACATTTTAATTATAGAACTGCAGAGATGATACATACAACACCTACAGAAGCAGGATTATTTTTATGGAAACAAATGTTAATGGGAGATCCTACTGATGGAATTCAAGGAATACCTAAATTAGGACCTAAAACTGCAATAAAGCTTATGAATAACGTTCAATTTGATGATATGCCTGCCATGGTATTAAATAAATACATAGAAAAGTTTGGTATTCACGAAGGAATTCATAGATTTGCAGAGACTTTTAAATTAGTTTATATTCTAAAAACTAAAGAAGAAGCATTATTAGAGACTGGTGTAGTATTGCCAGAACTAGCAGTTCATGAGATAAATTTAGAAGATAAAACCGATGAATTATGGTCATAGAAAAACAATATATGCATCTAGTCCCTATAGACTCTTTAACAGTTAGAGCTTTAAATGTTAAAAAAACTCATCAAATTTCTGGTGTAATTACCGGCCTTACTTTGGGAGACAAAACTCTTATTAAGTTAGGAGATACAGTAATTGTAAATTCTCTCAATTTTAAGATAAATAGTATTAAAGCAGTAAGTAAAAATACTTATACATATTATGATCTACAAACTGCGAGAAAGACTAAAGCGTCTATATTTATATTGCCTATGTTAGGTAAAACTAAAAAGACATTCTTTTACGATACTTTATTATTAAATGTATTTATAAAAGTGCCTCATAAAAGTAATTATTATATTACTTTATTATATCATGATATGAGCACAGCAGACTTTAAAAAATTTAAAGGAATATTAGCAAATTTACCTACTTATGTAGAGTCTTATAAACCTACAGATTCTCATATAGTATTTATATTTAAAATTCCTATAAAATTTAAAGACATGTTAAACCTCTTTTTAAAAGGACAATATTCTAAATTAACAGATTTTTATAAATCTAGAATATTAGCTTTCCATAAACAGTCCCTAAAAGGATTTGTAGGGCAAGTATTATTTAAATCGTCAGTGCGTAGAAATATATTAGAAGCGAAATTAGGAGCAGAATTACCAGAGGATTCAGAGGTTCTTAGTGTACCCACCTTAGAAGAAGAAACACTAAATACTAAACATTATTTTTAACTAAAATTTAAACTATGAAAACTATGATTCAACTTATCAAAGACAATTTAGCAGGCTCAGGTCTAATATTTGTCTGGGCAGCATTTGCTTTTTTATCAACAGCCTTCTTTCTGGCCTTATTTATTAAAGTAATTACTTACTTTTACGCATGGCTATAAAAAAGAAAAAAGAAGTAAAAATGTCTGTACCAGAAGGTATAGAATTTGATACTCCTTATACTATGAGTAGCACTCATAATGCCCTTTATTGGGACACTGAGAGAAATAGAGATCCTTTTAAAGAAGCAGAAGACAGAAAAAAGACTCCTGTTTTTAGTGGGGTTTTACAATACTTTCCTGATGCTATAAAAGAAGTATCAAAAGTGTCTCTAGCAGGAAATAATCAACATCATCCAGAAAAGCCTCTACATTGGGACCGTAATAAGTCTACTGATGAATTAGACTCCTTATCTAGACATTTGATTGATGCAGGAACGTTAGATACTGATGGTATAAGACATTCTGCTAAGGTTGCTTGGAGAGCATTGGCTAATTTACAAAAAGAATTAGAAAATGATAAATAAAAAACCTTATAAACCATTACCTGACTATTTATCAATAGGACCATCTGATATACACGGAGCGGGCATCTTTGCAAATGAAGATGTACCGCAAGGTGTTATCATTGGTATAAGTCATGTCTATGACCCAAACTTTCAACATGATTGGATTAGAACTCCTTTAGGAGGCTTTATAAATCATAACGATACTCCTAATTGTGAATTAATTGAAGACGAAAACGATGAATATAAACGATTAAAAACTATTAAAAAAATAGAAGAAGGAAAAGAATTAACTTTAAAATATAGTTTATATAACTTATGCGAGTTGCAGTCTTAGGATTAGGCCCTTCTCTTAAAGATTATAAAGAATCTTCTAATTACGATGTAGTAATAGGTGTAAATGATATTGAAAAATATAATATTACAGTCGATTACTTACTAGTACTGGATCCCCCTGAAAATTTTACAAAAGATAGACTATCTACTATTAAAAATTCTAAACCTAGAAAAAACTTAGTAACTTTTAATACTAGTTATTATGATGAGTTTAATCCTATTAAATTGCAAAATCCTACTGAAATGCTTTTGCCTTATGCAATTAAATCAGATATCCAATCAAATACAATAGACAATGCTAATATTTTTCCAACCTCTAAGACATCTACTTTTGTAGGAATTGTTTTTGCGTTTAGATTAGGTGCAACATATATTAAAGTATATGGTATGGATCTTATTGGTCATAAACATATTTCTCTAGGTAATAATGCATATAAACTTCTACTTATAGCTAGTGAATGGCTTTTAGGTCAATTTAAAAGGCTTAGAGAGAACGGTGTAGATATAACTTTTGAATGGACTAAAGATTCTTTTTATGATAGACATTTTAAAGAAGAAACCACTTAAGAGCGTCTTCAGGAGTCTTAGTTTTTTCAAGACCTCTTATAATAGGTACTACATCCCAAAATTTCTTTTTAAGTTTAAGAGTACCTTTCTCATAGCCGCTAGTTTTTCTCTTATACCTTCTACCCTCCTCTAACTCTCCATCTAACATATCACCTCCAAGCGTTAATAGCTCTTTTAAAAGGCCATCAAACTTATCAAGTGAGCTATATGTAGCTGTAGGAGATTCTAATAAACGTAAAAACTCTGTCATACCAAGCATAGGAAGCGGAACAAAAGCTCTTAATTCTGTTTGTAATCTTTTAGCTTGATATAATGTAAAATTCATACCATATCCTATTTCATCGTCATCATCATCTATCATAGACATTAATCCTGCAAATAAGATCATTGTTACCCCAATAGATATTACTTCATTTAATGTTCTAGAAACATTTAATTTTTCCATATCGGTTAAAGTATCACTTTTACCTGCTAATATCTTCATAGCTTCAGAATAGTCTCCTGTTTTAGCTTCCATTACCATATTCCTTAAGGCTCTAACAAAGGATACATAAGACCCTTCACCTAACGTACCTAACTCTTCATCAATATGCATACCTAAACCAGCTTCTCGGCCATATCTTTTACGTACACCAGGCATCATCCAACTTCTAAATAATAAGAAAGGTTTTCCCCACCAATGCCTTTTAAGCTCAGCTTTATCAAATTGATTATAAACACCATTTAATAATTTAGTTAAACCATGTAATTGATTTTTAATATTATTAATTTCTATATCAGTAATAGTAATACCATTCTTAAGTACTAAATTACCATTTTCTTGTCTAACATCTCCTTGTTGGATCATATTCCACAAACTAGCACCTTGAGACTTTATATCAGTTTCTTTACCTTGTCTATTAATATATTTACCCTTATCGTTCTTAGGTTTTATATTCATTAAACGAGCTATCATTCTTGTTACAGCAACTTCATGTTCAGCGCCGTGTTGTAAGAACGTGGTAAAATCTGAAGTCATCATTCGTTTACTTTTACTACCTAAAGATCTCCCGGTTAATTTACTACTCATTTCTCCTTGTAGAGGATCAAACATCTCAATTGCAGCTCCTAATTTAGTAACAGCTCGTCCAGCTGCTAAATCTTTCATAGACATACCATATTTAGTATATTCTTTCTTAGCTGCAAAGTATTGTTTTCTATTATAATATTTTCCACCCATAGCTTCTCCATAATTCATAAGATCATCAAGAACAACTTGATTTGTAGCTTGTAGCAAGTTAAAAGATAAAGCGTTCATTGCGGTATATGCAATAAGAGTACTACTTACCTTATTCATTTCTATTTGTTTATTTAATAGAGGAACAACAACTTGTGATTTTACATTTTGTTCTCCATAAAAATTCATATCAATGAAGTTACGTAAAGCTTTTAAATTATTATTATTTGCTGCTTTCTTAGTAGAATGTACATTATATCCTAAAGTTTTAGCTAACCTTTTCATTAAAGGCTGTCCGTCTGGTGCAGTAGATACTTGATCTCTATTTGAAATTTGAGCTTCCATCATAAGAACTGTATCTTGAATTTCAGATTTACTTTGAAACAAGTTAGCCATATGATCAAAACTTAGTAAAGAATTAGCTAAGTCAACACTCACATCTTCAGGTACCATGTCTTCTGTATAATAAATAGGAATCTTTTTCGTTTCATCCTCTGTATGAACAATACTAGAATTATAAATATCATCCCCTTTTTGTACATTTAGACTTTGACTTGCTTCTTTTATTACTTTAAGCATACCGTTTTCAAACAGCATGTCTCTTTTTTGTTTTCTTACAGAAGGTAAAATATAACTATGGTTATTCCAAGAATTTCTTTTTCTTCTTAATTTAAACTCTCCAATTTTATCTTGAGAAGCCTCATGTACTTTTCGAAGAGCGTTATAATATCTTTTCTTTGCAGAATCAGCTTGTATCTTATTATATTTAGGATTTTTATAGTTATCAGTAGGCCTAGCTAACAATCCAATAGCAGTATACTTACCATCAGCATATCTAGTATTTTTATTTAACCACATTCTAACTCTTTTTTCTTCATGCTCTGCTGCAGCCGCTAAATCTAACCTTTTACTTTTTTCAGCTTCTTTACGAAGTTTATAAGCTTTATTTAATTCTGCTAATTTAGATTTAATAGTTTGATCAGCGCCTTCAATAGGTACAGTATTTTCAGTATCCCATTTTTTAAGTTCTTGAGTAACTTGCTTAGTATGTGTATCCATCCAGTTCGCTATGTCTTGTTCAGTACCGTTCTTAGGATATTCTAACCGTTCATATAATTCATCAATAAATTTCTTTTTCTTTTCATAGAATTTACTTACATCATACTCTTGTACAAAAGCTTTATGTTTTCTTAATTCATATGCACCAGTATTAGGATTATATTGTAACATATCTATAACTTCAACAAAAGGCGCATTTAATTTTTCAGGTCTAAAAGAACTTTGACCAGTTGCTTTTAAGTATCTACCCAATTCATTTCCTAAAAAGTTTCTACTATGAGTACTAACTACATCCGCTCTATCAAAAGCATGTTTAACTTTTTTAGCAAATAGTTGAAAACTAACATCAGTTGAGTGTACAAAAGGATCTAACCACATAGAAATTCCACTTTTATCACGTATACTCTTTCTTAAAGTCTCCACTAATTGAGTTCTACCTACAGTAAATTTATTTTTTAACTGCTCTATATTTAATTGCATTACTTTCTCATTAAAAGCTTCCGGAGTTAATATACCGTCCGTCTCTTGTTGTTTTAAAGTAACATAATCTGGATCTTTTTTATCTAATTGTATAGTAAAAAATCTACCATCCTCTTTATTCTTTGCCATTGTAGCTAAATGTTTCTCTAGCTCTGAGTCAATGTCCTGATTATGATAATCTAATAATTGGTCTGCTAAGATATAAGGAGCTATATAATTATACTTTCTTTCTATCTCTCTAAATTTACTAGAAGCATCTCGTAAATCTTGTACAACTTGAGGAATATTATGAGTGCTTAGTAATTTTGCTTCTTCTGGAGATAAATTTTCTTTATTTAAAAAGTCTTGTATTTGTTCTAAATGGTCATGAGAATGTATATATTGATAAATACTAGCAATATTTTTAGAGTATTTACTTATAGTAGGATCATTATTCTCATGCAGCACTTCTAACTGATTAATAGAATTAATCATATTTTGTGTTTGAGAAGATACAACCTGAGCATATTTAATTAATTGTCTTATTGTATTAGCTCTTGTTTTAGCTTTTCTTAATTTCTTTAAGTTATCTTCTAGTATTTCTGCTTTAACTTCGAACCCTTTACTACGTAATGAGTTTATATTTTCTTTAAGTGCAATTTCTGTATTTTGTACTAAAGCATCTAATTCATTATAATCTTTTCGTCGTTGTATATAATCTACAGCACTAACTGAATTGATATCAGTTCTAACATTACCTGTATATAATTCTTGAGCTAACATTCTAGCTGAATTTCTATAATTTTTACCTACAAATGTAATAGAGAATAATTTTCCAATTGCATCTAAGATATTTCTAATAACTCGTTCTAATACAGTAGAGCTTTCTTCTGTTTTGATTATTCTTTCACCTTCAAATCCTATAGCTGTTGCTAAAACTTCTTTTTGTAATTGTTCATATGTTAACCCTGGATACTCTCTTTCTATAAATTTCCATAACCTAGAATATTTAAAAGCTTCTACAGCTTGTTTAATAACAGGGTGTTCTAATCCTAATAAGTCTATATAGATATGGCCAAATTCATGAAAAACAGCATCACCTGGAAGTTTATTTGGATTAATCTGAATAACAAAAGTCCCATCAGCAGCTTGTGGCATTAATCGTGCAGCATCTGATAAATTATTATTAATCTTTATATGAGTTTTAATACCAGCTTTAGCAAATGAGGCACTTAAAATATTTGCTGTTTGTTGGTTTCGTATATCCATGTTACCTTCTACAGTATTAGATGTAGGAACTTGATATAACTTTTGAATTGAAGGATCTGTAACAGAAATCTCATTATTTAAATCTCTATATGAATTTTTTTGTACTTGATTTTGAAATTCAGAAGTTGATACTTTAGCATAAATACCAAATGCTACTTCTTCAGCTGTTGTATTCCTTACATTACCTTTAGATAATCTTGATGCTACAAACGGGTCTTTCAAAGCAGCTAACCTCTTATTCTGATTAACTGTAAGATCTTTTACTATATCTTCATATAATTGCGAAGGAACTCCTCTAGAAGTTAGTACCTCTAGTATATTATCACTTGCGTCTCTATTTATTCTACATGCCATATTGCAAATATATTAATTATAGTGGACTATTACAATCATCTTCAGTAATATCTTCATCCTTTTTCATGTCTTCGACCATTTTAGCTAGATCTTTTTGACTCATACCTTCAGCCTCAGCCATGATAGCTTCTTTATTAACTTCGGCCATATTATTTGTTAATCCTTTAAGAATCTCTATTAAATCTTCTTTAGGTAATAAATCTAAATTCTCATCTGTTTTACCAAATACACTCTCTCCAAAGTTTATAGCTCCTTTAGGAATAGCATTACTTGGAGGCGCTTGTTCAGATCCAACAGTAACAGTAGATGTTGGTTTAGATACAAACTTCTTAAATCCTTCTATATCTTTTTTAGATCCTAATTCAAGTACTTGAGCGTCTGACTGAACAGCTAATTCTGTAGCATAAGGAGTCTGTTTAAATTCATTTTGTGCAGGCGACCCATCTACATTTAAAGGTCCTACATAATAACCAGTATATTGATTATACTCTTGATAATCATTTTTAGCTAAGTATTCATAATTTACCATTGCGTCTTTACCGCTTGGGTTTTCAGCATTAGTTGTTGCTTTCTTAACACTTACATTTCCTGGATCAAACCCCCTGTTATCATTCTTAGTTATATTAACTATTAAAGGATCTTGAACATTAACAATTGAAGCAGTAACGTCTCCGTATCTTTCAGCTTTCTCTTTTTCCATTGCAAAATAAACACCTTTACCTAAATTAGCAGCGGCTTTTTGTTGTCTAGTTTTTGCTACTCCTCTATAAACAATCTCTTTTACTTTACTATTAGGAAATACAGTATCTAAATACTCAGAGTATTGGTCTTCTGTTCCTATTTGTTGTAGTTCTTCATTAAAAACTCCTGGTAGACCTTTTTTGAGAGGTTTTGAAACTGATTTTCCAATAATAGGTGTACTATCAATTGAATCAGACTCATTAGTTAACATATTCATAAAAGACTGAGCTTGTCTATCGTATTGGTTTAACGTACTCTCAGTCATTTGATCGTACTGTGCTTGTAACTGCTCTGGACTAGCTTGAGTAAACGGGCTCATAGGGCCTGGAGCGCTTCTATCAGGTAATACAGATTCCTCTACTTGCCTTCCATTAGAGTCTAAAACATTATGTAAGTATAAAAATTTAAAATCATCAGTCATATTAAGCTTCTCATAAAACAACACAGTTTCATTAGATTTACCCATATTGAATTTATACATTTCTAATTCCCCACTCTTATTTGTGGTTTTAAAATATGTAATTGGAATCTTGTTAAAAACAACTCTACCTGCAGCATCATCTAATACTCCAATTTCATATGACGGTTGCATACCAGCTCGTATTCCTTTTTTCTTAGGTAATGTTTTTAAAGGTATATGTTTAAGTAAACTCTTAACTCTAGGCCCATAAATCCTAACAAAATTATCCATACCTCCTGAAGGTATCGCTGATAGCCCACTAGTTGTAAGCTCTTGTAATCTAGACGCAATAAAAGATTCTACATCTGTTTCTACTTGTTGTTGAGTACCATAATTCTCAGTAAACTTTAATCCTGTCCAAAAAGATGGAGGAACAAATTCAATAAAATTATTAAATCCTATACTATCCATTCCACTAGATAATAATTGTACAGTAATAGCATCTTTAGCAAGAGCTCTAATACTAGGATTTACACTGTTTAATGCAGACTCTAAAGCCTGAATTACAGCGTCTTTAGAAATTTTACCTTCTATAAAATTTTGATTAAAATCCAATAAAAATATTTGCTTATCTAATTTAGAAATTCTTTCTGATGTAGATAATCTACTAAAAAATAAATTAGTAGCAACTTCTTGATTAGTTAGTTTAGTTTCTTCTAATGTTTTCGCAAAATTTGTTTCTTTAGATACTAATAAACGTTCTATATTTTCTTCAGTAACGAGATTTCTAATAGGACTACCAGGAGAAGTCATAGCATTATATAACAAGAATGCTGATAATGCTTGTTGTCCTTGTTTATCAAAGAATTGTCGTCCAAAATCCATATTAGCAGATGCAACTCTCATAGGTGATAATAACGGACTACCCTGTCTGAATAAAGTAGACATATTATTTACGGTTGATGTAAGAACATCGTGCATACCTTTTACCATTTGATATTTAGAACCATCTAATAATGCAACAAAGTCTGGAGCATTAACAGAGAATGTGTCTAAATCATTTTGTTCTAAAAAATATTTAGCATCAAAAAATTCATTAGCTGATTCAGCTGTACTTAATTCTGCTTTACTGTCTGGAACTACTATTCTAGCTAACGTCTGTAAATCTCGACCAGCATTGTTCATAGCTAGAAGATTGTTGATAGCTACCATTTGGCCTAATAAATACCCATAAGCTTTGTTAGGATTATTTTGATTTTCTAAAGTAGAGCCTATTTGAGATGCTGCTAATTCAACTTGAAACTTCACTACTCTTGACCCTAAATTATTAAAGAAAGAATCTCTAAATCCAATCATCTTTTCATCCGTCGCACTTAATATATCAATACCGTTTTTTAAAGCATACGATTTAGCTTTCTCAACAGCCGCAGTTTTTAAGTCAAATACAGACCCACCTGTTCTTAATGTTTCTTGAACCACTTCCCATACCATAGGTTGTAATCTTAATACAGCTGCGTCTCTAGCCGTCATCCCCATACTTAACATGTAAGAAGTTGCAGTCCAAGTTAAAGGATTATCATTTAAATAATACATTCTAGGATCTTTAGCATTATCCACAGCTAATGATACATGTTTAGAGGCATGCACATCAACAGTCTCTTCTCCATAAGCATCTTTTATAACATTAAAATTGTTTAAAATTACTTCTTCTTGAACTACCTCTGGATTACCTTGACGATCTAAATTTTCTCCTAACTTATCTATAATTAGTTTAATTTGATATTTTTTAGCTACTGGTAAGTCAAGAGCAGATAATACATTTCGTACAGATAAAGTATTTGCATATACTCCAATACCTGTAGCCCCGTTTTTATTACGCATTAATAACTCAATTTGACTCTTAGGATTTAACTTATCTAACTGTTCTGCAGTACCCATTATATTAATAACTTTATTAATAAAAGAATTTGGATCTCCCATATTAAATTCAGCAGGATCTAATGGAGTAATAGTTTCTTGTAAATGATTTACGTTTGTAACAATAGCTTGTGTTAAATCAATAATTAAATTATCTAATTGCGGTTTAGAATAAGCAGTTAAACTTTTATTAGCTACTGCTTTTCCTGTCATCTCTTCTAAAGGATAGCTAACTTTATTAACAACAGGTTCACCTCTATCAATTGCTTCTTGGCTATTACGTTGTCCATTTTTAATCATTAAAAATAAAGCATCAATATCAAAGTCAGATCCCATCTGAGTGGTAATCTCTCCTGGCACAACTACTGTTGCTTCATGTCCCGGTAGTATACCTTTTACTGTTAAAGCTAATATAGAGTTTTTACCTTGATTAGGAATTCTATATCCTATCATATCTAATAATTCAGGATCAGCCATCTCTAATGACTCTCCTTTCTTTAATCCAAATCTAGCTGCTATATCTTCAGATATTAAAATCTCTGCTTTAGTTATTTTTCCGTTATTTATATCAATAAATTTAAGATCTGTAGATGTTAAAGTTTGAGTATCTCTTCCTCCTACATCAGCCATCTGTACAACCTGTAGGCCGTTTATCTTTTGTCTTAAAGCTGTTTTTCTAAAAGATGAATATAATATATTTTGAAATCTTCTCTGGTACACTGGAAAATCTAAAGGTATTTGAAACTTCCATCCTTGTTTTGTATCTTTAACTATTTCTAAAGAATCTATATAACTTTGTGGTAACCCTCTTTCTATAACTTCTCTTTGAATTAAATCTCTAATGTATTTTAAATGCTGAAGTTTGGCGTTATCATAACCGTTGTCTCCAAGTTTTAAACCTTTCAATCTTGAAAATCCAAAAGCTTTCTCTAACTTCTCAATACTAGTATCCATATTCGCTTGAGCAGCTTTATGATATAAAGATTTTACCATACTTCCAGATAATTTATTACCTTGAGGAAGAGTATATTGAGTATCATCTTGTACATTAGCAATTGCATTTCTCTTCACTTGTGTGCCCCAAATAGTAAATTTCTTAGTTGCTGTAGAAGGTTTAATTTGTGGAATCTTTATTCCATTAGAATTTAAAACAACAGGTTTAGCAGTAACTAATCCTGATATATTAAAAGTACCATCATTATTTTGAAATTTTATAACGTTAAGTCTAGCAAGTTTTTTAGCGCTTACTGTATTAGCTACATCTATAGGAGTATGTGTAGCAAATTGAGTTTTCCCTGCCGCTTTATCCGCAGCGTTTAATTCCTTCCCTTCTAATCTTAATCTAATAAGCTCTAGGCCTTGACCAGCTATGTCTGTTGTCTCTTTTAATAAAGGTAAATAAGAGTTCTTAGTATTATTAACTGCTAAAGTATTACCTTGATACAATTCATGTGATTCATAATACTCTTTAATAGGTAATACAGGAGGACGTACTAGAATTTGTTCTGTTTTACCTTCTTTAAAATTATAAATATTTTTATAAAATCCCCATACGCCAGACTGCTTATAATTGTTATATGCTTTCTCATGTGCATTAGTCCATCCATTAGGTTGGCCTTGTAATCTGTTACGCCAAGCATGTACTGACATCCATCCAGAAGCGTCTGTCTTATTAGATTGTCCTGGTCTATATTGAGAAGCAAATTGATTAATTAACTTTAAAGGTACCCCTAACGTATTAAGAGATTCTGCAAACCTTTCATGTCTTCCACTATCTGCTTGTATATTATATAAATCTTCAATTATTAATTCACTAAATGTAGGAGTCATTCCCCAAGAAGGGTCCGCTAAATTTTGACCTTTCATTAATAATTGTAGTCCTGGAGTAGATCCAAGTCCAAATCTCTTAGCTGCTATCTCCGTATTGTTTGTGAAATCATCTGTAATACGTAATATCTTTTTCATTTCTAATCTATTAATTACATCATTAACGATATAATTTTTAATTAGATATTTCTTTGTTATGTCATTGATCGCTGCATTTCCTCCGTGTATCTTTTTTAGAAAATCAGTATCTACCCATATATTATTATCCCAGACTTTCATCTTTTTCATATCAGACACCCATTGATCTGTATACCTATCTATGTTTTTTCCAAACTCCATTGATATTTTATCTAGCAATGCTATAACTTTATCTCTGCTAACAGTTTCTTGTTCAGTTTCTATATAGTTATTAGTTCTAATACTCTGTTCACCGTTAACAAAATCTTCTACATTAATTTGTGTTAAGTTTATACCTGGAGATAAGTCTAAGTCCCCACGCTCTAGCATGTCTTGTGCAAAAGGCAATTGCGTAAATTTAAATGCTTTACCATCTTTAGCTTTTTTATCACTAGGGTTAGTATAATGATAAGTATCAAATAAAGATTCGCCATCTTCCGCAAGTTCTACATGCGAGTCAGCTTGTTGCATCTTAACGATATCCTGAATAATATAAGCATTACTAAAATCTGTTAGAGTTTTAAATCCATTAGAGCCGTACATAGAATTATCAAGGCTTCTAGTCCCTTCCCCTTCTAATATTACTCTAGGTAATCCCATAGTACTAGATACTCCTCTATCCCCTTGAGTATCGATCATCATATTAGTTAAGTTATCCGAATGAGTACCTTTTTGAAATAGAAATAAACGTAATAAATATTCATCGCTCTCACTCATCTGGCCAAAATCACTATATCCTCTATTTGAATCTAAAGTAAAAGCACTAATATTTTCTAGACTTAACTTCTCTCTTAAACCGTCAGTGTTATTAATCATAGACATATATAAAGGGCTTACATAATTAGCCCAAGAGCTTGTACCGTCAACCGGTTTTTGCACTGGTACGAACAAAGGATCTTTGTCTAAATTACCATATTCTATATTGTTAGGGTCTGCATCAAATATTTTACCACTCTTAATTCTATTCACAGTATTATCAAAAGCAGTAGGCATGTTAATTTTATAAATAGATTTACCAAACTCATTAACATAATTAGGTTCTCCATTTATACCTAAAGCTTTTTGAAAAGCTGCTAAATTCATTAAGAGTCCTCTTGAGGCTCCTTTAGAAAATGGCTCAAACGTAGGCTTCTTAGGTTCGCCTTTTTGATCTATAATCTGCGCACTTACAGTTAATAAATTAGATTTTGATTTTGTCTTGCTTCCTTTTAAAAAATATCTAAAAAAGTTTTTGCCTTGATATGTAGTATACTTACCAAATCTATTTGGTATAGATACCCCTTGATTTACTATATCGTAAAGAACAGTATCTTGGTCTTGTGGAGATATACCTGGTAAATCAACTCCTAAATAAGTTACTATTTTTCTAAAGGCTCTTGTAGCCTCAACCAGCTCGGACTCATTAAGCTCTCCTCGCATTGAAGTTAAAGAATTTAAATCTTTAACGTGGGCTTGAAAGTCTTGTAGATTCTCTCTAATAGGTATATATTCTATACTCTGATCTTTGGTTCCAGGCTCTACAGTAACAGCCTTATTGTATAAAGCTCTTTCAGTTTTAACTCCAGTTACATCAATAATATTTTTTCTATATTGATTATTAACTAAATTATTAATAATTGAATTCTGATCTGGGTTATAAACTACTACTTCAGGTGCAGGCAACATGCCTTGCGCGTCTTTACGCTTACTTCTATTTACCTTTACCGATTTAAATTCTTTAGTAGTATTTCTAAATAATCCATGAAAATCTGATACTAATGTAGCAGGAAGCTGCATAGTAATATTCTCTACTCGTCCTTCTAATCCTATGCCAGTAACACGAGAAAACATTATACCATAAATACTATTAGGACCATGTAATGTAGCTTTCTCTTTTAGCACGTCTTTCATTTGTGTAAAACTTGTAGTATTTGATAAAGCTAATTTTAATACTTCATATACATGTTTACCTCCATGAGGTCTATGTACTTGTAAATGGTTTGGAATCTCTGATGAGTAATCTAATATATCTTCAAAGTACATACGTAACTCTTTTGACATACCTTTCCAACTATCTTGTTCATAATGGCTTAATTCATAAATCCTTTCTCCTCCTTCAGGACTAGGAGAGTCTGTCTCAGTTGGGTCCAATGGTAGTTCTTCTAATCCCTCAGTTACTTCTCTATGTCTAATCTTTAATCCTACATCTGGTAAGAGTTCTTCTACCCCAGTCCACCATCCTTGGTCTATAGTATTAATCTTAACTTCTTTCTTCTTTCCGTTATCATCTGTAATTTCAGCGGTCTGAATAGTATCTCCCCAATTTTCATATATATCAATAAAGTGTTGAAAATTAGTAGTAGTCTTATCCATTCTAACTCTATTACCTGGGTTAGGAGACCACCCAAATGCTGCACGCTCTTGAATTCCATATTCTGAAAGTTTATTCATATACTCATCCGTCTTTCCTTCTCTTCTTAGTCCGTGTAATTCTCTTGCTTGCTTTAAATCAATTTTAGTTCCAGCATCTTTTCCTTCAGCTTTCTCAGTATATGACCAAGCGTTTCTTAAAAACGTATTCTTAGTATGAGACGTTAAAACTTTAACTAAAGATTCTGATCTAGTCATAGCAGGAAATGCTGTTCTAACTTTATCCATTTGTCTATTAATAGCTACCTTAAATGGATCCTGCTTAGCCTGTTGTTGGTATGACCTCCAGAAATTCATAAATCTAGATCTAATAAATAAAGTTGTATCCTTAGTTTCTTGTGTTGTATAATCCACACGTTTCTTTAAGTACATAGCAGGCTTCCCTCCTCTAAACATGTGCATATTCCGTTTGAACTTCATAGGAATATTATTTGATTCTAATATAGAAAATGCTTGATTAATTCCTATAGAATCAGAAATCATACTCTTAATTAAATTCCATAAGTCTTTAAAAAACTTAGCTATCTTAGCAGGTATACCTTTAGGGTCTTCAGTTAATGAATACTCTTGAAATGCATTTGACATTTTTTCTTCTAGAGCTAATTCTCTTACTCCATTTACAGCGTCTAGCTCTACTTGGCTAGGCTCTCCATATCTTTGTGCTGCCTGTTTTAATAAAGACGCGCGCTGTCCATCTGTTAAATACATAGTAAAGAATCCATGAAAAGCTTCATGATACTCTACACCTGGTTCACCTAAAGTAGATAAAGTAAATGCCATGTTTTTAAACATACCATGTACATTCTCATTACCCACCCTTTTAACATAATTATTGATAGTAACAGAAACATCTTTACCAAATCTGTTTTGAATATAGGATAACATTTGTACCCTTCTTTCAACTAAACTATCTATACTATTTATACAATTCGCCATTTAACATTCTTTTTCGTTACCAACAATACCATCATCTTCTGCATCTGTATCAGGAATATCCTCGTCACTATTATCTAATAATTCCTCTGTGGAAGTTTCAGACTTTGTTTCATTAGTTTTTATAGGATCTACCTCCTTATTTTCTTGTTCATTCTTAAATCTTTTAGCCTCTTTATTAACTATATCTTCCTCAATTTTATTTAAATCACTAGCACCTGGGATCACTCCGCCAGTGAAGTCTATTTGAGAGGGGTCAAAGTTAGGAATATTTAACATATCTGCAACCTGTTGTTCTAATAATTTTTCTTGTTGCTCTATAATTACCTCGCTATGAGTAATAGGATCAGCTAAATCTGTGTTAGACTCCTGACCTTTAAAATTATCTAACTCAGGAATTCTCATAGCAATATTTACATTCGCATGTATACTACGATGAGGGCCCGCGAGAGGTCTCTCCATTCTTCTTACATATACATCTGAAGCGATAATAGCAGAGCTACTTCCTGGAGCACCATTACGTCTTTCTTGAACCTCCCCTCCTTCAGTCTTAGCCTCTTGCTCAGACATCAAATATTCTTGGTAATTACGGTGCGTTATACCAGTTACAGGACTTTTATATTGAAGATTAGTATTATTAAATTTACTAGCATCTACTTGATATCTTTTTCTAGATAGCATGTCTCTCATCGCTGTCTCAGCATCTGGTAATCCAGACGGTTGTTTATCTTGCGGTACAACTTTCAGACCCTGTTCAGTTATTTCATACATTTTAACTGGTCCTTGATTTTTAAGAGCCTTGTTAGATGCTCCTACTAGAACCATACTATCTTTATAAGGAGTGTAAAAAAGATGTGTACTGTCTAAGAAGTTATCCTCTGAATCTTTTTTAGCTAAAATTTTATAAAAATTATTTGCTAACCCTGAGCTAGAATCTACAGGTACACTACTTCCTCTATATCCCCAATCTTCTAAATCCTGTAACGAATAATCAGCATAAGTAGTCTGTTCAATATCTTTTACGTTATTAGCTACAGCATTCGTTATTATTGTATTAATAGCGTTCTCTCCTAAGAATCTAGTTTGTAAAGGTATGAACAAATCATAACCATTTGGGTCCTGAACAATCATACCTACTGACCCTGCTATCTGAGACTTTGGAACAGGTATATTATCTAAGTCTAATTCAGGAGCATTTAATCCAAGAGTAATATTAAGACCTTCCGGAGAAAATTGACTACCTGCAACTACCGCAATAACGGGCTGCCCATAGCCTTGTTCCGATAACGCAAAAATCTCTGAAACAGATTTCTGTACTCCTAGTCCGTCCTTATCTCTATAATTTTGAATATCTCCATTACTAGTAAGTTTACTACTGCTGTATCCTGGAGCAGAATCAATTCCTATATTATCAGTTTCATATCTTTTAATAACAGCTCTAGTATCTTTTCCCTTCTTCCAATTATTATAGATACGTTGTCTTTCAACAGTAAATTCTGCATTACCTTGATGATATCCTAAAGTTCCTACAAGAACGTCATAATTCTCTATCTCCAAAAATATTCCTACTGGAATAGTTGAATAGTCTGGGTATTTTTTTTCTGGAGCTCCAGGATCAGCTGCTAATTTAACCCACTCATCTGTAGGTAACACTCTTAACGTAACCTCTGTATCCATTGAAGCTAGATCAGGATCAGTTAACAGCTCTCTATGTATTTTAATCTCTTGCCCGTTAACAGTAACACTAGATCTATGGTTAGTTGGATTAAAATTTTCATCAAACTTTGGAGACCTATCTTGAGGATCTTCGTTTATATATTGTCCATTTCTACTAATAACTTGTCCTTGTTTCCTACCTGTTTCATTACTAGGATTCTTAGGTACAGCCTCTGTCTTACTTTTGTTTTGAGCTATGATTCCTATTCTTTGCCCTTTAAGATTAGAGAGAGTCTCACCTCTTTCCGCCCACGCCTCATAACCAAGGAGAGCTTGTTGAACTCCGTAATTTGAAGCAGTATTGCCTAAATTTTGAGTTCTTAAATCAGGAGATGAATATAAAGTATTATTAACTGTAGTTTCTGGTATATATCTATCTGTGTATAATAAACTATATGCAGCAACTAGTTTAGCTAATTTCTTTCCTTCTGGATTTTGTAATGTATCTTCAGCTTTATATTTTGTTAGTAATTGATTCCCTGCTGCAGTTTTTCTAGCTTCAGTTTTTATCTTAGCGTCAATCATACCCTGATCCTTGCCTTTCTCTCTCATGAGATCTACAAAAGCCCTACCTGACTCATCTAGAGTTTTATCTAAAGCTGTTATTCTATCAACTTCAGGAGTTACAATTAGTTTTTGAGCTGCAATTTCCCTTTCTAATTCTGCTATCTTCTGGTCAATCTTTATTAACTTAGAGTCAGTGTGGTTTATAACTTGTATATCATCTATATTCTCTTCAGTTTCAGGCTTATCCCTTAACTGTTTCTCTTTATCTAATATATCATTTTGCCTTTCCTCTTCGTCCCTTTTAACTTTCTCATCCTGTTCTTTTTGTTTCTCTTGCTCTTCTTCTATACGTTGACGTTCCTCATCTAGATCCACTCTTTTTTGTTCAGATCTGGTCAGAAGCTCCTCCCCTACAAGCCCTACAATAAAATTATTATTATATTTTATTAATGCTTCTGCTAATTGTTCATCAGACATATTACGGAACATAGTTCTATATCTCTTTTCCATCTTCATTAAATCAGCTTGTTTCTTACGTATAGCTTTACGTGCTTTGTCGTTTAACCCTGGCATTTGAGACATTGCATAAAGCTTTGCATAAGTATATTCTGACATACCCATCTCTTGTGCCTCTCTCATAAGAACACCACTATGCCTATCGTTTCTTCTAAGCTTTTCTATTCTACCTATATCTTCAAGTAGTGCCGTTCTTCCATCTTCTGTTTTTAACGCATTAAATGCTTGAACAGCTTGGTTTCTAAGGCCCCTAGCATAATCAAGTTCTATCTTAGCTTTAGAAGCTTTGTCGATAAGATCTACTCTACCTTTTTGTTTTTGAACTTTAGTTGACCACGCTGAGAATTGTTTATCAAATTCTCCTTTTAATGTTTTTTCATGCTGCTCAGACAATTTATCTAGTAAGTTTGCACGTTGTATGTTTAACTGCTCTGATTCCATTACAAGCTGTCCATGTAATGCTGGATCTTTAGGTTGTCCAGTATCATCTAAATTTTCGTTTATACGTCTCTTAAGGTCCATTTGACGATCATCAAGTGCTTCTTCTTGTTCAGTAGTTTCTATAAGGTCTCTCATACCTGTATAGTTAACTTCTCCATTAGTTAAGTCTGACAATAAATCTGCATTCTCTTTTTCTTTAGCATCAAGATTATCCATTTGCATAACAGAGTTAAAATACTGAGATCTGAAAATATTCATATTCTCATTTCTTACCTCCATCGTCTTTAACTCTTCAGGTGCCATTTTCTCAGTTGCCCATCTATATAAACCTTTACGTTCTTGAACTTGAAATGCTTGGGAAGCTTCTTGATATACAGCTTCTATTCTTTCAGCCTTTTTAAGAAGCTTAGTTATATAGCTAGATTTATCTATTTTTACAGCATCTAAATCAATTCCAAACGTTTCAGAAAATTCTTCATCTGACATTTCTGCTGCGTCTGCGACTCTTTCTTTAAACTCCTCTAGAGTACCTTCTTGAATTGAAGCCATTACTTCATTTTGTATTAAAGCCTGATGAGCTTCTTCAAAAGCTTCTAAATCTCCTTCTTGTTCTGCTTGCTGCATTAAATATGTATATCTACCACTAGCTTCTTTCTTCTCCAATTTTGCTCTTGTTTCACTTAAAAATCCTGTATGAACTCTGTTTATTAAACTTTCAGTATTAGCATCTTGCTCTGCCAATGCTTTACTCGTACCTTTAATAGTAGATACTCCTCCTGTTAAAAATCCAAGTAACATAGATTCCTTACCCTCTTTAGTGCCAAATAAATCAGTGAAAGCATTTCCTAATGAATTTACCATATCAGCTTGTCCAGAATCAGAATTCTTATCTAAATAATAATCTGTTACAAAGTTATTAGATACATATTGCAGACCCTCTTGGGTCATTTCAGTACCCGCAGCTGCTGAATAAGCTTTAGTATTTCTCCATATCCTTCTCATTTTAGATAATTTACTACCTTCTATTAGAGTAGCATCTACAGCAGCTTTACCTGTCCCAGAAAGAGGATTGAATTTAATTTTAGGTTTATAACCATTAATCATTCTACCAAACATTAAAACATCAGTAGTACCTACAATAGCTAAATTCGCAGCAAAATTTACATTCGAAGCTGCCTGAGCTTCTCCGCTAAGTTTTTCTTTAATTTGTTCTGGTACTTGCCTTTCATCAACAAATCCATTCTCATCCATATACTGCTGAACTAATGAACCGTAAGCTGTGTCATAAGTATCTCTAGCCTCAATCGAAGATTCTGCCCAAGCCATTGACATTCCAGCGTCTAAAGTTTTTAAAGCTTGTGCATTTACATTACCTTTAGCTATATTTTGTACTCCCTGCCTAACACTATTAATACTAGATCCACTACGTTTCATACCTTCTTTAAACATAGTTCTTATACCTTTTTTAACAGTCTTCTTAGTAGCATCTTTAGCGGCTTGAAATAATAATTTTTTACCTCCTTGAGCTGCTGCTTGTAATCCCATTCTACCTAAACTTCCTGCAACTCCTATAGACCCATATCCTCCAGTAGCTATAATAGTAGCTACAGAAGCTAATGTATAGGCAAATCCATTAGCAAACTTATCTGCCCAAAAGTTAGCAACTCCTTTACCTGGATTATACATCTGCTCAAAGAAATTAGCATGTTCCATTTCTCGAGTATTATAATTAGGCATTGATTCTTGAGCCCAGTCTTGCATACCCTGAAATACATTACTTACATTATTATCATAAAGTTTACTTATATCCCAGTTATACAGAGCTGATAAAGTACCATTAACTAATCCTACTGTATTTTCTCCTACAGCAGATACAAAAGTAACCCCTGCTTTACCTAGACCATTACCAATTTGAGCCAACGTACTTTGATGTCGAGCTCGTCCTTCATTTAAAGCGTCTAAATTAACTGCAGGAATTTCTACTTGCCCATCAACTGTAAAATATTTTTTGTAATTATCTAAATCTAAATTATTATATCGTTTAAATAAATCTCCAGAAGCATCCCAAGTAGGAAGCTCTCCTAACTCAGCTGCTTTAGATGCAGATTTAACGCCCCCAAATAAGTCCATCTTAGGTCCTTTAGGGGTTGTTGAATTATTCTTAGTAGCAGATGATACTAACTCAGCAGTATTATCTACATTTCCTAGTAAATCTATTTTACTCATATCTATTATCTAATTATTCCTTTATCAGAAATATAATTTAATGCTCCAACTAACTCATATAACATTGCTTCATTGTTATACGACTTACTTAATAGTCTATTATCTAACATCTGTAATGACTGTACTATTTCCGGGCCTAAAGCACTTTGATCTCCTAGATCATAAAACTCTCCCGTATTATGATCTGCTACCTTAATATCATAATACATCTGACCTGATTGCATTTTCCTTTTACCTACTCTTAAACTTGCTCCACCATTAAATATAGGTAAATCAATTTTTAAAGCTCGCTCAGAAGTTACGCCCACTTCATTTTGAATTCCTACATCTGGTTGAAAAGCGCTATTAAAGAAAGTACTAATATTTAATTTATTACTATTATTAAAATCATTTTGTCCTCCTACATTAACCATGTTATGTCCATAAGATTGTAACATACGTTGTCTGCTTACAGGATTACTCTCATGATCTAATGCTGTAATCATTGCACTTTTATAAGTTTCAGTTTGTAATTGCTGCATAGGCATAGTAGTAGTCATGGTTTCTCCATTCTCATTATTTTTCAGCTTTACCATCATTAAAGGATTATCACTTACAAATCCTCCAGTAGCAGGCCATGCTTCTTCCATATCCCACTTATTAATATCTCCATAATCGTTTAATACTCCATTCTCTACTAAGTGATCTGCAAAAGTAATATCTTTACCGTATATATCTTTAACTGTATATCCATTTTTATTAGCATTAAAAGCTGTAGTTATATCTACATTAAGTTTATTAAGAGGAGATTTCTTATCTGCATTAGTAATCACAGATCCTGATAAAGCGTCTGGATTAGCTTGTACTATCTCATTAACTTTATTCATTAATCTATATCTAATATCTCTAGCAACTCCCTCACCTGTAGTTAGTTTCTGATTAAGCATACCTAAGTCTCCTTCATTCCACCCTCCATCTCCTAAATCATGACCATCTTGTAACTTTCCAGTTAGAACTATTTCTCTAAAATCTTCATACTCCATCTTTTCTAACTCGTCCCAGTTCCAAGGCATAGATGTACCTAACCACCCTATATCAGCTCCTTCTGCTTTACGCATATCAAAACCACTACTGTTCGATTCTCCAAACACATTTGATGTCCAAGTAGATGGTGTACTGTCCCACATTTCTTGTATGTAACCGTCTATATCAAATCCATTCTCTTTAGCTAAAGTAAATAACTCATTTTGATAGTTACTACCTTGAGATGCATTTTTTTGATACGTTGCGTGATCATTAATCAATCTATTTATGTCTGGAGCATACTCTTGTATACGATACACTTGTTGAGGTGTAACTCCTATAACTCCAGCTATCTCCTCTGGAGGCGCTGTAGTATACTCAGGATTACTCATCATTAGTTGATTATAATTCTCTAAAACTAATCTAGCAGTACCTGCATCTAAGCCTGTATCTTTTCCAAACTCCTCTAATGCTAAATTTAAAATATTTCCTGTATTCTCCGCTAAATCCATAGACTCACTATTAGCAGCTTGTATTAATCCTAAATCTACAAATTCATCTTGAGATATTGTAGTAGCTGAGATAACATTTCTACTTTGAGCGTATTTACTATTATGAGCATATTGCATATATTCTGGAAGTGCGTCTATACTTTGTTTAAACTTCTTAACTTGGTATACCTCACCTGCAGCTCTTAGTGCTGTGTCTAACATTCCTTGTGAAGCTAATTGTCCGTATACAGCTGCCTCTGCTTCAGTCTGATCTTCAAATGTTCCATTCTCCATTAATTGTGCTACTGTGCTATTAAAGTCTGTTAAAGACTCTCCTTCAAAAGCATCTTTCATATCTGGAGTATATTCTGAAGAAGTTATATATGCTTCATCTTGTAAGAATGCTTTAACATCTTCTCTACCAGATAACATAATCATAGCTCTATCATAAATCATCTGAGGAGTTAAGTATTCATTACTAGTACCTACTTTCATAAGAATGCCTGTAGCAGGGTCTTCTGTAAAACCTTCGCTAGCTACTAACTCTGTTTTTAAATCTTTAGCAATATCACCAGCCATTTCTGTAAGCTCTAACCCTTTAGCCCATTGTCTACCACTAAAGAATCCTTCCCATAAACCAGTGTCTTTATCTTTTTTTAAACCATCAGTTTTACTATACACGTCTTTAGCAGCTTGTACTCGTTTACTTTTCTGAGCTGGAGTTAAATCTTCTCTTCCTTGTAACTCTTGTTTATATCCAGACCAAGCACTATAATTATCCATTAAAGGTTTATAATCTGTTTTAAAATTTTGAACAGACCTGTTTACTGCTCTACCTAAATTTTCATAATCACCTCGGCTTTTATATGAATTTAATTCTTTATCTACTCTAGTTCTTAGTTCTCCTGCTAGTTCTTGATCGCCCTCAAAGTCTGCCACTTGCATTTGATTATAAGCGTCTTCTAAAAGACTTTCATTTGCAATTGCATTGTCATATCTTTCTGATAATAACGTGTTTATCTTTACAGACCCGTCATCTACAAATCGAGGAACATAAGGTTTTACTATACCTATTTTACTATATTTAGTTGCCATATTTAATTATTTTATCAATCGAACAAATCCATTACATTCAGATTATTGTTAGTTACATTAGCAATAAAAGAACTTTGATCAGCGTCATTCATCTCAGAGAATTTCATACCATTAATAGTTCTATGTGAATATTTAGTTAACATGTCTCCACGTAAGTTTTGTCTTGTATTAATACCGTCTCTACCAACAGCATCCGCCATTAATTTTTGTCCTTTATATTGTAACGCTCTTTCTCTTAGCAATCCTAAATTCTGAACTGCTGAGCTCATAGCATTTAACTTTCTATCAAATGTAGCAGAGTCAGAAGCCAAGTTAAACTCGTCTACATATAATCTATTTTTAAGATTTTCTGATCTAATACCGACGTTTGTTCCTGCTTCAGCTGCGTCTATTTTTGCATTCTCTCTAGCTTCTGTCCCATCAATAGCTAAATCAGCTTGTTGTGATTTACCATATAAGGCCATCTTTTTAGCAAAAGAACTAGGATCATGTCCTGCATTATCTATACCTAAATTTAATGCATTAAAATCTGCAGAGTTCTTAGATCTAGCTTCATTAAATTTAACTCTATTTAGTCTTACTTCAGGCATTGGAGCATATTGTTTCATATGCCCTGGCTTATCTTTCATTGCCATATGTACTGGTAAGAATTGTGCTAAATCAACTAATAAACCTTTTATATCTGTATTACCAACAAAGTTTTTAGTTTTTTGCCACATACTATTTTTACCCTTTTTATCATTTGTACCATCAGTTTGATCTCCCATAGGAGTTAAATTCATTTCTCCTGGATAATTTCTAGCTTCCAGTGTTGTCCAGTCATCATCTAAAACTTTTTCATCGTCTCCAAACTCAGTACCTGGTTTTGAATACTTCACTCTCCATCTACCTGCTTTGTCTTTCTCCCACAAGTTTCCTTCGTCATCTGTGTAACTCCCTTCACCTAATCCAGTGACCGATTCTCTTTGTGATAAGTTATCAGTCCAATGTGAAGCAGCCTCATCATAATTATCATTACCTACATAAGCATCTTTCTTATCTCGAGGGACTCTAACTTTTCTACCGTCTTTCATTACAACGTCTACCCAATCATTAGATAAATTAGATTGTTGATCAAACTTATCTAAGTGGTAAGCTTTATTAGCATCTTCTATATAGTTTTCATCTTCTGCAACCCTTTCATTATCTATTCCAGCGAAGTATGCATTTTTTTCTGCCATAGGTAAGTTATACCACTCGTCTTGAGTATATCCAAACTGATTAACCTTAAGATCATCTCCGTCTCTATTTTCATCTACATCAAAAGTATCTCCTCCATAATTATCTTCGTTAGATAAATATGCAGTATACTCATCTCCATATTTTTCTAAACCCTTTTTAATATACTTATTAGTATGACTTCCTTTTTTATCTAAATCAATTTCTGAAGCAAATTCTGGATAATTTAAATTTAACCAGTTTCTAAATCTATTACCATCAGCTCTATTCTCAAATCCTGTATATTTATAATCCTGTTTCTTAGTAGAGTTATTATTACTTCCACTTCCACTTCCACTTCCGCTCCCACTTCCACTTCCAGAATTTTTCTTTTTTGTAGTATTATTCTTATTATTAATATTATTATTTCTAATTTGAGCATTCTTTAGTACAAGAGTAGCATTTTGCAGTGGATTGTAATCTAGATCTACATTTTGATGAGGAATTTCTATATGATTATAAGACGGCTCCTCATAGTCGTCATTCATGCTAGTATAACCACCCTGACCATCCGGATAAAGTTGATTATTAACCACTGTAGTATTATCTGTTTGCGCTACACTCATTGCTTGAGTTCTTTGCATATCCTGATTAAAATTATAGTCTATTGCATCCTGTCGAGCTTTTCTTTTTCCGTCTAATATTTTTTGAGTAAGTTCTGGGTACTTTGCTTCAAATCTTTTTGGAACCCACTTACCTTCCTTTTCTATAAATTCATTTAGTTCTGCCTCTGAAAACTTTTGTAAATCATCTATAGATACCGGTCTAGAAAGAATAATAGATTCTGTTGCTGATTCTCCATTATAAAGAGATGACCCTTCTTCCCATTCTGTGTCTGTCTGATTCTTATTATAACTTGTATGCGTGTGTTGAAGTAGAGGCATAGGTGTATTCACCCCATGTTCTTTTTTACCTCCCATATGGTATTTTCTTACTCCTCCTTTTCGTGCTACATAATTACTCATATACTTTCCTGCATCATTACCATACATAACTTTATCACCTAAAACTATATTCACATCTCGGCCCGCTCTCTGCTCTTGAAGCCTAGCTAAATTTTGAATCTTTTGCTGTGATTTTGCACCTCCAAACTTTAAAATCTCTTTATGTAATTGAGCAAAGCTCTTACCGTTATGTTTTAAATGTTTTGAAAAGAAATAGTCATTAGGAACACCATCTTTTAAAACTACTTTATCCATAGTTTCTCCTCCTTCTACTTCAGTAAGTTTGTCTAATTTAATACCCCCCTGCTCATGTGATTGTCCTTTAAACTCTACAGCGTCTGAACCAGGAATCGTTTTCATTTCTCCTCCAGGAAGTTTAGTAACTTCTTTCTCTTTAAGTCTTTTCTCTAGTATTTTTAGTAATGCTTTAGTATTCATATTAATATCTTTTAAATCCTCCTCTAAGAAAAGGCATAGTATTCATTGGTTGCATACCTTGCATAGGTTGTTGATATTGCTGCATTGTAACCATTTGTTCTTCAGGTATAGCTTGAATTCCTCCAAGTTGCATCTTACCTGACTGACCCGTCGTCTTTTGCATCTGATACAACTTTTGCAGCTCCATTAACTCCTCAGCTGATGGTGGTACATAAGTATTATCTGCGGCAGCAGGAGGAGGCATTGGCATTGGCATTAGCCTTTCGTTATCAGCAGTCTGCCTCATTGTTGATTCCATATATTTTTGCATCTCTAACTGTCTTTGCATTTCTAACCATCGCTGATATTCTTGCTGTGCTGTTAATTCAACACGAGTGGTATCTTGCTCCATTGGTGGTGGATCAATTGGGGGTCCTCCATCTCCATATACCATTTGCATTCCTCCCTTTCCATATACCATTGGTGGTCCTCCATTTCCATATAATCTACGTCCTCCATGAGCGTATTGTCTAGGACCTCCTAATTTATTACCCATCATAGCTCCAACTTGCTGCTGACCCTGAGATCTAAGTTGTCCTATCCTCTGCGTAAATTGCCCTTGTCTATCTTTAAACTCTCGTTCTAGTCTTTTACGCTCTTTTTTAGCTTTTCTTGCTTTACTTTTACCAGTAAAGATACTAGACACAACTCCTGCTACACCTCCAACTAGTCCTCCTACTCCTGGTAATATCATATTACCGTATCCAGCCCAAGTAGATCCAGTCTTTATAGCTCCTGCTATACCTTCTTTTGTAGTATAAGTAGTAGCATCATCATCTGACCAAGCTCCTTCTAAGTAGTTTCCTCCTACAGATCCAATTAAAGAACCTACATTAATAGCATTAGACATACCTACTGTAGCTGTTCCTGTACCTAATAGTCCTTGAGCCATTGGTTTTGTTGCACCGCTTTGTAGTACAGCGTCAGTTGCCATCTTTTTTGACATTCCTGTAGCCATTTGATCAGAAACTTGCTGTTTAAAAGCCTTCTGAGCAGCAAAATTAGCTGTCATATTTCCTTTATTTGCCAAGGTTAATCCAGTACCAACAGCTGTATTAGCCATCTGAGATTTCTTTGCGTCTAGCTCCATTTGCATATCATGCTCTTGGATACCTTGATCATAGTCTTGACCTGCTTGATCGGCTCCTTGTTGTGCAAGAGCCATAGCATTGGGATCTTGAGAAGTATACCTAAACTGTTGAGTACCAGCGTTATTAGGGTTTAGATTTAGTTGAGATTGGCCATATACTCCAGCAGTCTGATATTTTTTAGGTTTCTTATATCTAGACATGCTTGCACCTGCGCCTCCTTTTTCATATTTAAAGTTTTTTGTTTTCATATTATCTGTGATTTTGACGATACCCTGCATTTGCAGAGTACAAATTTAATAAATTATTTGTAGAATTACTATATTTTAATCGTATAATTAAATATTTATCTACAAAACGACTACGATTAAGATCTGTTTTGGCTGCATCTATATAAGAATTGTTTATAGCTCCAGTTAAATTATTAGTAAACATGGTAAAATTTGGTAGATTTCCAGTAGTAAAATCAGTATCATCTCTCAACTGATTTAATATAACAGAAGTGTCTACAACTCTAGCATTTACTAAGTGTAAAATTTGTGTCTCCTGACAGATTTGTTTAGAATTATAAACATAATAACTGTCAAATCCAGAATCATGTTCAGGATTATTTGCTGAATTTTTTACTTGTACATCATAATGCACATTATAAAATAATTTACTCTGTTCTGGTTGTGGATTAACTACATATTCAAACTCAAATATTCCTTGAACAGCAGGTGTTTGTCCTGCATAAAAGTTTCCAGGGATAGTATCAGCTAAATGATCAAAGAACGATCCAGATACTCCAGGATGACTAAAGAATTTTGTGTAGTTATTAAAATACATAAAAGGATGGTAATCATGAAAAGATCCCCACATTTTAAATTCTGGATAATAAGAGATTGTTATATGATCTTGATTAAAATATCCAGTATTAGAATATTCTAAAGTAATCCAATTAGGAACTCCACCATCATTCCTAAATACACGAAAGTACCCAGTGGGAGGATAATAGGCTATAGCGCCGTCTCCATTATTAGGACCAAGAGGTCCATTATATGATATGCCAGTAAGAAATGTTGCAGTAGGAGACACGGTATTTATAGTAACTAAAAGTCTATCATATTTAGGATCCCATCCTAAAGAAACTCCAAAGCCCCTAAGAGGACTATCTGCTGGAACTCCATAAACAGATAAAGGACTTCCTGCTAATTCCTTAAATGTTTTTTCTAATCCTAATTTACTAATCTCATTTAACTCTCCATCAAACTGAAATACTTTTCCAGCTTCTTTATCCATAAAGAAATATCCATAACGTGTAGAGACTCCTCCAAAAATAGATTGTCTTCCTCCATATCCATGATCAACAGATATTACTTCTTGAGGCTCTTGTTGAAAAATATCACCACTTCCAATAAATGCTTCTGAAGTATCAGTAAGCTGAACCGTCTGTTTACCTTTAGTTGCAAATAAACTTCTATCACAATGTATATATAACAAATTAGATAAATTTAAAAGCTCATTAATAGGACCTTTACTAGTACTAATATCTTTATAATCATTCGCTAAGAATACTCTATTAGCGTCTATTTTAGTTTGAGCATCAACATTTGATTTGATAATTCTGTTTGGGAACTTATCCATTGTATCATCTATAAATGGAAACGCTATCGCATACCTTACATCATTATCTGCTGAATAAACTTCATCATAAGCATGTCCTACTTGATTATTTAAATCAAAAGTTAAAGGCTGATTCACTACCGCTTGGGCAGAACTTGCAGGCCAAGCTTTATATAAGTTATTAGAGTTATCATAATGCTCATATCTAAAATTGATATTATCCGTACTTTCAGCCATAGTACAGTATAATGCCTTATATTGTAAAGGAGGTGGATTATCTCTCTTATGTGAAGCAGAAAAAGAAGAGTAGATGTTAGTTCTAATAACATTAGAACCGGTAGTTCTTGCGTATGCCTCTCCATAATTATCCATATGTCCTGCTCTATACCCAACTCTACATATAAATGTGTCTCCTCCAAATATACCGTCTGGATAAATATCTTTCGTACTAAATGTAGCTGTAGGATTTCTAGGATCAAAATTATCTATAGGGCAATAATATCCAGTCTGAATTAATTTTTGCGTATTCCATCTTGAATAAACATTATATTTTAAACTAGATAGATTAACTATTGGAGTCATAGATTCAGCACCATTTGCTTGAAGCGTTTGTGAAAACATCATTGGATAATTTCTAGTATAAGGATCAAAACTCCATGTATTGTAAGCTAACCAATCCTGATTATAACTTGGATGTTCTTCCCAACCTTTACACTGGCCCGTAGAAGGATGTGTAAAATAAATTTCGGACCCAGAATTTTCTGTACCATTCGGAGAAATTTGACAAGTTATAGAAGTATAACCAGCATTTGTTTTACCCATAGCTTCATTATCAAATCCACTACCTATAATATCTTCTTGTGTAAATCCTAGTCCTTTAGCTCCTATTAAATCAGCGGCTCCCTGATAAGTAATAGCCCTATTTCTAATCATTCTATTTTCTTCAGATGGAATAAATTCCATAGCACAGTGGGCAGTATTATGTACAACCCCTAAATTATGCATAGTAGAAAATACTTGGTTCCTGGTATAATGTACAAGACTTAAATAACTTACAGGTCTAATATTTTTTAATTGTCTTAATAATGTAAAATCATATAATGCAAATCCAGCGTTAGGATATTTTATATCATACTGTGCAGGGTCACCAAAGAATGTAGGATTCCCTTTATCTGATTGATACGTTTGTTCAAGACTTTCAGGATTAGCTGTTCTAACCCAAACTGTTCTCATATCTCCATACTCGGCTCCTTTAGGCGGTGAACCTGAAGTCTTATATGGCAACATCGTATTTCCTCCAGCAGCGCTAGGAATGAAATCTGTCTGCGTTTCATCTTTTGGCCAGGGTGATACTACTCCTACATTACTACCACCACCTTGATTAGGGTCATACCCTCCTACTGCTCTCATCGAAATAGCAGGGCTTTGTCCCCATACTCGTTTGTTTTTCCAATCTCTTTCTGCTCTATAAACTCTAAACCCTTGAACAGTATCTGCAATATCTGAAGGCACTTTAACGTTATTCAAATGAAATCCTAAGATATTTAAATCCGAAGGAGCTGGTCCAGGACTAGTGTAAGTAGTAGATGTTTGCGCTACCCCAGACCCTACCCATCTAATTTTAAATGAAATATCATATTGTAGATAATTAGGCATTGGTCCATTATACCACTGTTTATAATATATTGCTTTTTCTTTTCTTCCATGGTATGGAGTACCACTAGTAGGAGACCCACAAGCACACGGCGGAGCTGAAACAACTGGGCAACTAGGGACACCATAGGGCCAAAGGCCATTCATAGTTCCACCTCCCCAACTACAAGTATTATGATCATTTACTCCTGGTTTATACGCAAACCCTTGAGTATGAACACCCCAAGCACCAGGAGCACACCAAGAAGCAGATCCCAATGCATTCAATGCCCAGTGGTGAGGCTGTGGATTAGCTACAATTTGAGCTGGTGTTGTACCTGGTGCTGAATACATAAATCCATAAGGATCAGTCCACCCATGTACAAAAGAATTACATTGCAAAGGACCACTTCCAGGAGGAGTGCTCCCACTTAATCCTCCGTAATGAAAAGGGCCAACTGCATTCATTGCATTCAAAAAATTTGTTTCATCTGCTGTAGGACTTGCATTACCCGTTTGCCAATCAAAAAATTCTATCCAATCTTGTCCAGCTAATCTGGTACCCCAATCAGTTGAAGATCCTGGAGGAAGTTGTGGACCGCTATAATAAGGCGTTGCTCCTGTAGCATCGTCTGCAATATTTCTGGGCTCAAAAAATATTAATCCATCAAGTGTAGATATTTCTATTCTATTACCCATTGGAGGAGTTTGTCCAAATGAATCTCTTACGTCTATATTTGTTGGGTCTGCTGCATAATTCCAATTTACAGGCGCTACTTCATCTACAATATCTACACCTGTTGTGAATGAACTAGAAACACTATTAGATATAATAGGATTTAAATCATTTGTATTATCGTCACACGTATTATTACTTGGAAAATGATGATGTCTAACTGCCTCTCCTGCTAAATCTGGTTTAGATGAAGCAATTGGATTACCAACAACACTTACATCCAAAGTTTCATAATTATCAGAAATAGGATACCGTTCATCTTGATTTTCCCAATATCCCATATTATTAACATAATTACTATTATCTATCCAAGAATTCATATGGAAATTAAAAACATTAGGAACTTGTTTTTCTAATACAGTTGTAGGGTTGGTTACTAAGTCTAACTCATTATCATTATTTGATGATGTTCTACCAGGTATATGATACCCATAGGTCTCTCTTCCGTCTTTTAAAACCCATACAATATAAAAAGCATATACCTCCTCTCTAGTATAACCTTTATACATATAACTCATATGAGCGTGACGATAAGAATTTTTATTTAAAGGTTTAACTACATTATCTTCTAAGGTAGATTCAACAAAATCTATGTCCTCGTAATTGTGAATAATCTTAGTTGTAGCTTCTAATTCAATTGCGTTTGCATATGGTTGATACCCAACGTCTAAAGAGCCTTCTAAATTTCCTAGATATAAAACACTGTCAACAATCTCTAACGCTTTTGCTTTATCATATACTGGATAATCTATAATGACTTCTGCTGGAGATGCTGTAGAGTAATTTTCAGATCCTGAAAAAGTAACTATATCTACGGCTGCCTCAATTGTTTGTACTGTTAGTTTAAACGCATCATATCCACCCCCTGCTCGTCTTAATATGACCGGTTGTAGAAACTCAAAGGTTGTATTTAAATTACCCACATGAAAAACTATCTGTTTGTTAGAAGGAATACCACTTGGGGATCCTACTATATTTGTCCATGCATAAGTATCTTTTGATCCTGGTACATATACAGCATTAGAAATAGTTACATAATTTGTAGTAACCCGGTCTAATCCCATATAAGCTAATGCTAAATAATATGTACCTGTTTGTAAATTACCTCCTTCTTCCACAGTTGCGCTTGTAATAACTGGAACCGAACCTGAATAGCTCATTAAAGATAAATTATTAATATCCTTAATAATACTTCCGTATATTAATGAATCATTAAAAGGAACTGTAGTATTTGCAGTCTCTTGCCTAGCTATATTTAAAACTGCAGGTTTATTATTATTATCTGTCCAATAAACAATATACTCATCTGCAACTCTTTTAGAAACAGCTTTAATAGGAAACAGAGTAGAAAAGTTTAAATCATTCCTATGCAGTACTGTATTTAAAAAAACTCCATTTTTATCATATCTATTTATATAATGATCTCCAGTAGGATCTTGGTCTGCTTCAAATAATATAAAATCTCCATTATCTAAACTACATTCTCCAATAATATAAACTGTCGAAGGAAATTCATTTGTACCACTTTCATTAGCTATAGCGCCATAATCTTTTTTAAGAACTGCATTATTAGCAAATCTATAAGTTCCCTCTGGTTGGGCTGTAGGTCCTACGTCTCTATTTATTCCCTTAAGATATTTCATTAGCTTCTATCTAAACTTTCTCGTACATTTAAATGTTTAAATCCATTATCTGCACGACTAATTTCTGGGATTAATCTAACCCATTGATTCATAAATGATTCCATTCTATCTATATCTGGATAGTTAGCTGCATTCCTTGCTTGAGAACAGTAATACTTCCACTGCCCTTCTGCCATTTCATACCCTAATTGGGTTGGTAGTCTCGTACCTCTCAATACTAATTTTTTAACTATATACCAAAATAAAGCTTCTTTAAAACTAATGTCATCTGGAACCATAGGATAGCAATCATCATCTATTGGAAAAGCTGTATAACTTAAACAAACTGTTCCTTTTTCAAAAGACGTTTTTATATGCCCAGAGTTAATAAAATATGTATCATCACTTATAGCTTTTTCATTTACACAATCGTCACAATGTAATGCTGTAGGAAATGTATCTGTTGAATAAGCCATAGGTACTAAACTTCCTTGACTGCCAGTTAGATAAATATTTTGCAGTACTAACATTCTTTCATTTAATTTTCTTAAATCTGTAGAAAAATTTTGATTAGGATCTGCCGATAGTTTATTTTCTATAACTTTAATCTTAGCTAATACATCTGTTAGTTCAGACTTCGTAGCAGACCCTACAGTATTATTTACAGCCACTTGGTTTATATAGTATAAGTCAGATGGCAATGCTCCAGTATAATCTGCTATAGATATTGTAGTACCTTTCTGACATAACTGAGGACTAGCTCCAATATGTTCTAAAGCTTCTCCCATCCATTCAATAGAATCCTCTATCCAATTATCACCAGATACATTTAAATCTCTAAAGATTTTTCTTATTATTGTTTTACTTGATACGTGTTTATATATTGCCATATTTCTATAATTTTTTAAATTTTAAATATGCTAAATCATCAGACTTCAAAAGATTAGTTAACTTTTCTTTATTCCCTTTTAATCCCCTAGTAGCTGTAAATTTATATACAGATTTATTAGGTACTCTACAACTTCCTTTGTTCCAATAATATTTAAAATAATACTCATCTGTATAATAAATTTGCCATTTCTGGCCCTCTCCTGTTTCTTTATCATATAACTTAATAGATTTATCTATAAGTTCTTTTTTATAATTGTTACTTTCTACCCAATCTACTCTAGGGGATCTAGGATCTCTGTCCATTCGTACAATTTGTATATAGGATAAGTTATTTCCTAATTTAAGTTTTCTACCTTCAAGTAAATGTTCTACAACTAGTATATTAAAATCAGAGCAAATATCAATAAATAGTTTCTTATCAATATTCTCATGATTATTTATATAGTCGTTATATATATTTGTTATCGTATATTCCATTATTCTCTTGACTGTCTTGGAGCTGCTTGTTCGTCTTGCACTGCATTGTTCTCTGAATCATTAATTGTTTGTACTAGCAATTGTAACTCTCCGCCTAATACACCTTTTGTTAAAGCTTCTACCATATCCATAGGGATAGGATATTCTGAATTTGAATCATAACATATTCCAGACGGGCACTCGTATTTAGCAACATCTTCAGGATTTTCAAAGACCCCTCGCACATTTACAAACTCAAGACCTTTTGGATTCATAATATATAAATAATCCTCGATCATATATGCTTTCTGATTTTGTGATGTATACTTTTCATATTGAGCAAATTTAGCTATTTGAGGACTGATTAAAGGAATTCTAGTTAATCCATCTCCTGCTCCTACAAAAGTAATTGCGTCTTCAAAATTGAACCTAACTGTTTTTGGTATTGTTAGAACCGTTCTAGCTACTTCACAATCAATCTCTAACCCACAACATTTAGACCCGTTAACTATCTCTAAATTAAGACATCCAAGATCTTGTTCTAAATGCCTAGTAATATTTCCATTTTTAGCATAATCTCTTCTGATTAACATAGCTCTATAATAACGTATATTAAATTTTATTTGTTCTAAAGAGATATCCTCATGATGATGAGATTTACCCCCTCGGATTAAATTTAGTAAGTTATACGCTATTTCATTAAGTGTCATAGTTTAATATTTTAATAGTTAAGCTGCACTCTCTTCAAATCCAGTAAGATTATAACTTCTTACAGTACCATCTACTAGTGTTACTGAAGTCAACGCTTTTAAAGCAGTTTGTGCTTGTGCAATTAAATTAGTTTCTCCTGCTTTATTATATGTAAAAGAAAATTTTATTGTTTCTATTAATCTCGATGGAGTTGCTGCCGTTTCAGAATCTTTAAAAATATCTGCTGTACAAGAAGCCGTTAGTGCTTTGTTTACATATATATCTCGTAATTGTACGAATGCGCCATCAATAGCTATACCCATTTCTGGTGTTATTGTCCCTGTTAATCCCATAGTTTTTTATTTTTTTGTCTTCTCTAGCGATCTACCTCCAAAATAGGCACCGATCACAGTTATTAATACTAATTGTAATAGGTCAGTCCATTTAGGCTCTACTACAAATTTAATAGATCCAGCATCAATAAATATCATTAATACTGTACATACAACTAAGAATACTAAAACTAAAGGTCTAACATTCTTACTCAACCAAGAGTCAGACTTCATGTCTGCGCTCCACCTTGATGAGATTTCTTTTTCCATCTGAGTCTCATAGCTAGCTACAAGCTCTTGTATTTTTTGTGTAGCAGCAAGCTTCTCTTCTTTAGATGTATGTAAATTATCTATTACACCGCCTACACCTTTTACTAGTTCTGTTGCACCACCACTAAATATTTTTGTTAATATACTCATAATTTTATTTTTAATTTATATAATGTCTTTACTTTCTAATAATGTATAAGAGAAACTATTTCCCCACACTTCTCTAGCTGTTTGGCATATATCTAAGAATTCATGCCAATCATCATTACTTGCTATTACTTGACACCCTGCACTCCACTTGTTTACATAAGTAGAGGTCTTGCCAGATCTGCCAGTTGCTCTGTGTATGTTTATGCCAAATAATCCTGTGTCAGTATTAGATTCATTTAGATCATACTTATCGTCTCTATCATTATCTCTATACACTGTAACATTTTTCTTTTGACCTAATGCTAAATATTTACCTGCATGCAATCTTAATTTATGAGATCCTCTATATTGCCCCGGTTTTAATATTGCACATCCTGTATTTTCTAATATTGGATTATCCATATAAGAGGTACCAGGATCTGTAGTACACTCATATTCATTATAATGCCATTTACCCTCTTCATCTTTAAATGTTATAGTTATTATATCATCAAATGCATTTGTAACTTTACCGTGGGTATCAGAATTCCTAATACCTATAATATTTACATCATAGTTATCATTTGTAAAATATTTGTATCCTTTCTCTAACATTACTTTTTGAATCTGTTCTCTATAATATTTCATTCTTTTATTATTTTATCTACACTTCCATCATCATATATATAGAATAGAAGCTGATTAGTTTCTTCTTTTATTTCTCTACCTAAAACATCTACAATAGTTATTAAAGTACGTTTACTTGTAACCATTAATCTAGAAGGTATAGACCCTGTCCAATTATCATCACAATGATTATAAGTTAATTGACAGATACTATCCCATTCATTTTCACAACAATAATCATCTACTGATATTACCCAAGCATAACACTCGTCGTTTAAAAAGAAAGGGTTACCAGATCCATTTATGCACCAATCCGCGGCATATAAACACCCTAAAGAGTCATGTGCTAATATATTTGCTAGAGGATTATAATTGTACGCATTTGGATCTCTACATCCTGCAATCGCTTCAATACAAGAACCATTGTCAGTATTAGCTAACGTATCATAGTTAATAGCAGTATTATCCATACACCCATAAACAAAAGGAATACAATTAAAGTCTTCTGTATTAGCAGTTGGTTCATAGTTAAGCATGCTAGGATCAGTACAACCGTAAATATAAGGTATGCAAGAACTGTTATCAACATTAGCTAAAGAATTATAATTAAACATTGTACTATCAGTGCACCCATATAATATTTCTATACAACTTCCATCGTTAGTATTACAACTATCACAATAGTTAAACATAGTTGGATTTATACACCCATATATAACAGGCACACATGAGCTATCATCTACATTAGCATTAGGGTCCCAATTAAAAGCTAAAGTATCTGTACATCCATACACTATTCCTATACAACTTCCATCATCTGTATTAGCTAATGAGTCGTAATTAATAGCTAATTGGCTCATACATCCATATATAATAGGAGTACAAGGCCCAGAAGTATTAGCATTAGGATTATAATTAAATGCTAAAGGTTGCATGCACCCTATAATAACAGGTACACATCCTCCATTACTTATATTAGCTAATGGGTCGTAGTTAAATGCTGTACTGTCAATACAACCCCAAACAGCTTGTGTAGCACAGGAACCATCGTCGTAATCAGCTACAAACCCTTGAGTATAATATTCTAAAAATGCAGGGCTAGTACATCCAGGATCATAATAACAACTTACATCGTCTGTATTTGCAAGTGGATCATAATTTACTGCTGTTAAGATTGTACACCCATATATCTTTTCGATACAAGTATTACCACAATCTGTTATTACATTATAAACAAATAAAGGTTGTATGAATGGAGGTAGAACACTTATTAATGTATCACCTTCTGGATTAATTAAAGTAAAACCACATTCTATTGTTGTTAAAGCTGCTTGAGAACTAATAAAAAATTGTATACTTATTAATTCCGGAGCCCTTAAACTAACGCTGTAAATATCATCAAATCCACCAGCATTGTAATATTCTGTTGTGTCATCAGCATATATCTTTAAAGAAGAACCAACCCATCCATTACCCATTAAATCGTGTAATACTAATGTGTAATCACAACTATCAATCATATCCATTGTATTAGCAGTAGGATCAAAATTGTACATTGATATATCAATACATCCAAATATCTTTAATATAGAACAAGACCCATCATCTAAATTAGCAAATGGATTAAACTCTGTATAAGCTGGATCAGTACATCCTAATATAGGAGGGCATGAATCAGATGCAAATACATGCGTTGTATCAGAACCAAATGCTGGATCTGTACCATATATTAATGTGTCATTACATTGTGTTAAATAATAAGAACCGTCTTGCCCTTGCCATAAAGAACCATTTAACCCATCACCATAGCTATCATATATAGTAAAAATTAAGTCTCCTTTAGGTACACATACAGGTATTATAATAGTAGCATAGTCAGGATTTCCTGCGTATGTAACTGATTCTGCATAAATTATCCCATTTGTGTCTTTTATGTCCCAAGATGTCTCACTTTGATATTGATCTAAGTTAATTATAACCTTAGCTGGTACACACGGTGGTGGATTAGGCATACATTGAGGAACTACTCTATTGTGTATTAACCCATTTGTAAATGTAGGTACAGGATAATTAACTATAGTATCTCCACATATAGAAACATAATAACTCCCTCCTGGCATACCATCGCCATATTGATCGTATATAACCCAAGAAATATTAGTTATACTATCTGGGATATAAACTGTATCCGTATAAGTAGTACTAGAAGAATCATAATATCCATAAGCTACTTCATCTAGTATAGGACCTTGAAAACTATCAGCATGTAATACCCACCTTGTTTCAGATGGATAATTATCTGTTGTTACATGTATAACAACTTCTTTTTGTGCAAAAGTTATTATAGGTAATAATAATAATAATAATATTTTTCTCATTTAAAAATCACTCATTAATTGGTTATCTATTTCTTCTTGTACTTCTTCTCTTGTTGCTACCATTTTAAAACTTAAATCAGCTTGAAACCTAACAACTTCTACATTATCTTTAAATACTATAATAGTAGGTACAACTGCTATTTTATGCTTCTTCTGTAGTTCTGTATCGTTACTTATATCTATAAAGTTAAAAGTTTTTACATCAGTTAACTTATTTACCCATTTAACATCATTAGCGTTATTCCAACTAGCATTAAAATATGCTACTTGAACTTGAGCAAACGCTCCGCTACATACTAACATGAAAGCAATAATTAACATATACAGAGTAAACATCTTCCATGTAATCTTGTCTTTCATCTATTATAAAGTTTATCCTCTATCTTTTCAAGAGTTTTTTTCATTTCTTCGACATCAGATTGAGTTGTCATAATAGTTTGTCTAATCATCTGATCTTTCATATCAAACTCCATTCTAGTTATTTCAGCCTCTGGTATCTCCTTAATTATTTCTTCAATAGTAATTGGAGTTGGAGTTTCTTTAGCTTCTTGTATCTCAGCCATTAATGAATACCACCCAGCTATTAAAGTAGCAATGCCAAACCCTAAAGCTAGCATTGTTTTCACACTCATATTAAATGTTGTATTTTCGTTTAATTCTTTAGCCATTCCATACCAATTTAATAACTACACCTATTACTACAGCATAGATAACCCATAAAGCCTTACTCATTAATTTACGATGAGTAGTATTTCTGTTTACTCTAGCTGTTACACCATAATCTGGGTCTAATAATTTTTCAGTTAGCATATCCAACTTAGAATCTATTTTATCCATTTTATCTTCCATTGAATTCATTCTATGTTCCATTAATATTATTTCGTCTTTCACACTAGTTTTCATTACGCTTGACAACAATTATCTTTACCACACTCACATACACACCAACCAAAACATATTAATCCAAATGTTATAGCTTGAACCCATTTACAAATTTTCTTTTTCATTTTTTTTATTTTTAAAATATTACGTAATTAATTCCTAATTTAAAATCATACCATTCTCTATTCCAATACTTATTATATTTTCCTTCAATAAAATACCCTAAGTTTTTACTATGCTTTATACCATATATAAGTCCAGCAGAATAATCATACCATTGGTCGTCAGTTATATAATTATGGTATGAAAATTCGTTACCGTCATTATAATGCCAAGGCATTAAATTACCCCAAGCATGTAACCATGTTTTTTTATTATATTTATAATAATCAAATCCTATCACAAGAGAATGTTGTATAATATTTTTTAACTCATTTCTTTTCTTTTCAGTATAGTCAGATAGTATTTGTGGAACTACTACTTCCTTCCATACTTCTGCGCTATTAGCAACTACATTCCCATCAGGGTCTTTATATTCATTTGCACGTACATCTATTGTATATCCTTCTTCTATAGCTAAATATGTATAGTGTAAATTACCATTACTTAACATCCATTCATCTAAAGGGTTGTACCCATATGGTTCTGCTAATCTATGTGTTACACCTATACTAATTGCTAAATCTCTATTTCTTTTTATTCTATACCTTTCTGATAATTCAAAATATTCTATATCAGCAAATCCGTCTTTTAAATACTCTGCTTTAGCTGCAAAATGATCTATACAATAAGGACCCTCACAATCATCATCAGAGCTATATCTAATAAAATGATGCTGATCTATATAATCTACCCCTTGTTGTCTAGCGTAATCTATCTCAAATAAATATTCAAATCCTCTTACTTTTCCTACTGTAGCAGCATCACTATAATTAGACTCTGTACCATCATAAAATGTTTGTGCTTTATTCTCATAACCAAATCTTGCTATTTTTCTTAATCCAAAAGTAACAGAGTAATCATAAGGAGTCTCTATAATAGATGTTTGTAGCCCATCTAAAACAGAAAATCTATTAACATCTGATACAGAAGTTCCTCCATTTACAGCCCCATAAACCGTAGAGAATTTCAATTGCTTTTTAATAAGCTCTTTAAAATCTACATCTTGAGAATATAAACTAGTTGAACATACTAGTAATAAAAATATTAAGAAATTCTTCATATATTATTCTTCCATTATTAAGTATTCTACTTCTGGAGTTCCTGCAGCTGCATCTATATATATATAATCATGCCCTGCAAAAGGTAATAAAATTACTCCTCCTGCTGGAATTTCTGCTATCTGTATATACTGAGTGTAATCTCCACAACTAGTACAATCAGTAGCATTTAATGTTGCAGCTGATAATGTATTTTTAACCCAAAGATTAACATAATGGGTAGCATCTACACCGCTATTTTTTATATAGATAAATACTCTTTTATCAGTACTTGAAAAAGCACTAGCTGGTAATGCAACAGGTGTGCCCGTAGCAGTCTGTGTAGTAAATTTACTAAACGATTTACCTTTTCCATTACCTGAAAGAGATATTTTAGAGTGTATATCTAAAGGAATTCCCAGAAGGTCTGCACTAGATAAAACTGTTTTTACTGTTAAATTTGCCATTGTTTTTTATTTATTGTTATTAAAATTTATTATTTAAATATGTGTTAAGATCTGTAATATTTGCTTGAGACAAAGGCCGATGATACACTATTATTTCTTGTATATCTCCTACCATCATCCAGCTATTTCCGTTTTTTCCTCCTACTTCTGACATTGTTATATCATAAGTATCATCACCAAAAGTAGCAGTATCTGCTTGTGCTACTCCGTCTATATAAACTGTTAACAGTCCTGCAGTAGTACATGTTACTGCTATATTATAAATTTGACTATCTACTAAATTTGTAGGAGCATCAAAATTTATAACCTTTGTTTGTGTTCCACTAGTACCAGTTGCTTTTACTGAAATACTATTACCTACATTTTTTATAAATGAGTTATTAGTATCGTTATCAGAGGCTAGCGTAGAATTTGATGTCCAATCAGTTTCTGTGTATCTCGAACATACAGTCCATCCTGTAGCACTAACATCTAAAACTCTATCTACATTACATGCTAAATTATCGCCTCCATCAAATGTTATATGTGTACCGTTATCTGTAGGACGTCTTGAAGCATTTGATTGAGAAAATACATCAGAGACTTTCTTATAATTCTTCCAATCGTTTACAGTAGTAGCTGTAGTTCTATAATCAGGATCTAAATTTAACCAAAGCACTAAATCAGAACCTTCTAAAAATGGAGCGTAATATGGTAGATGAGAATTTATCATATTTATACTGTTTTATGTCCTATTAATGTAACTTTTAATCCTCTTCCTGCAAGTGTGCTTCCTATTACATCTAGATCTACTCCTATAATAGAGTCGTCTGCAATAGCAACTGTAGATGTAACTGCTCCACCACCTGTTGCAAAAACATGTGCAGTACCTCCAACAGAAGTCAATGCAGAAGCAGCTATTGTAGGTCTAACACCATTATTTGTACCATCATCAAAAATACTTACTCCGTCCTTAGTTATATCTACTGTTAGGATATCCGATCCTGTAGGAGCTTCATTACAACTTAATCTTACATTTGTTAATGTAAATGCATAAGGTATTCTAAATCTAACTTTTCTAAGTCCTGCAACTAAAAGTGTACTTTCATCAGAAGCTGCTAATAAGAATGACTCTGTTCTTAAAGATTCAACTGTTGCTAATGTAGTACCTGTTTTCTTAAAACTTGTATCTCCATCTGAATCTAAAACTAAATGAGCCGCAGCTGCAGCATTATCCTGTGTTTTAATTACAGTAGCTCCGTCTGCATAAGTAGCAACATCAAATAAATCGTTTCCATCTTGAGGACTAACAATTCGTAAATGATTATAAGACGAAGCGCCTCCATCTCCAAAATGTTGAAAATATGCCATAGTTTGAGTAGCCTGTTGACCTGTTCCAGAAGCTACTTGTTTTGTCCCAACGAAATCAATAATTGGATTATTACCTGTACCTGTACCTAAACCAGTAGTAAGTTGTACATTTCCACAAGTTAGGTTTGTACCGGCTCCAGAATCTCCTGCATTTAACACAAGTCGATTACCACCAATACCAGCATTACCAACTTTTACATCGATAGTAGCCAGATCATTATGTGTCCCATCTCCCATTAGTATATCTCCTGCAATACTAAGAACTTCAGATCCTGTCTGAGCATTATATGTTAATCCTTCATCAGTTTTAGGTGCTAAATTTCCAGTAGCGCTTTCCCATAGTCCTACAAAACATGTAGTAACTTCTGTGTCTAAAACTTTTATTAATGTTGTAGGTAATGTCGATAATGGCATTTTACTAACTAATCCTGGAGCTGCAACGTTATCTACTAATATATTAACTGGGCTAGATTCAACTGGTATGTTACTAATAGATAATCCTGTATTTGATATACTTCCTAGTAGTCCGAAAACACCTCCGTAGAAATACGTCTCCCCAAATGTAGAATCAATAGTTATAGAAGATCCGTTAGATGCTTCGATAATTGTATCTGCATACGCTTTTATAAGCTGCTTTTGTATCAGTAAAGAGTCAGCAGGTGCCGTTCCTCCTATGTAAAGAATTCCTTTTTGTGCGTCAAAACGAAATTGCTCATCAGTTTTAGGTAATAACGTACCTGTAGCAGCCTCCCAAAGTCCTACAAAACAAGTTGTATCTTCCGTGTCTGCTACATTAATCCCTAAAGAACCAACTGCTGCTTTACTTACTAATCCAGCAGTAGTAGTATTATCTACTAACATATGTGTTGGCGTAGCTTCAGTTGGGATATTATTAATAAATAAACCGTTACCGTTTATCTTCATTGTTGCAGCTCCTCCAATACCGGTAAAGAATGTAGTACCCTCAGTTGCAGAAAGTGTAATACTTGATGTATTTCCTGATTCAATTACAAAGTCTGCATGAGAATATATATTCTGACTCCATACTATTAAAGAGTCAAGAGCTCCTGTTCCCCCAAGATATAGTTTACCTGTAGAGGCATCAAAACGAAATTGTTCGTCTGTAAATGGCATTAAACACCCAGTAGCTGCTTCATATAACCCTACCCAAGTTGTAGCACTCTCTGTATCTGTAACATTAGTACATAAACTGCCGGCACTTCTTTTTTCTACATTACCTGCCGTTTCTACAAGCACACTTAATGAAGTAGTAGTTTGAAGATTAGTTATAACTAGATTTTGTAGCCATGAAGCTCCCCACGTTTTAGCGGCAGTTCCTAAACCTCCTTCATTATTATCTCTTGGTACTAATTTTTTTGTTGGCATATCTTATTATTTTAATATGGTTCTGGTTGTATATCATCATTAGCATCTGTATCAAAATGTCCGGACGGATATGGATTAACTTCTGGCATTATATCTCCATTACTATCTAAATCAAAAGTATCACAAAAATCTACAATTGTTAATTGAGGCATTAATTCATCTGCTAATAATGTATGCTCAAAAAAGCAATCAGGATAATGAGGAAATGTCCCTAAAGCTGCGACAACATGTGCGCGCAACCTTACAAGACTTATTCCTAATGCATTTTGTGTTATTCCCATTATTTATAATATGCTATTAATTTTGGATCTCCTGCAACTTCTCCTACAACTGTTTTTAATCCTACCTTTGTAAAATTCCCATAAAATGGTAATCCTACAGGCATCATAAAATCTTTCTCCCATCCATTCGGTTGCTGTTGTGGTTGTTGACCCATTACTATTCCATCTTCATTCTGATCCCAATTAACTTCAGTTTGACAAGCATATAACATTACATCATCTTTTATTGCTATAATACAATAAAAATCTCCTACTACTTGAGACTGCAACCCATCACAAACATTAGAAGTTTCACAAAGAATAACTGCTCCTTGTTGTCCATAAGGAGCGTTTAATAACTGTTCTTCGTTAGTTCGTATATCATCTGGTTTTTTTACCAAATTATCTGGAAATTTATTTCCTTTTGCACTCATATTATTATTCTTTTATTATTAAACTAATATCATTTAATTGTTTAGCTGTAATTTCTAAAGGTAAATGGTTTTCTGAAAGTTTAAATAAAGATATATCTGTTGTATCTTGCATCATTTTTTGAAATTCTGCAATTTGATCTTTTCTTTCTGTAACCAATTCTTTATTATCTTTTTCTAATTTTCCTACATCTAACTTCTTTACTTCGTCAGATTTTGAAGGGTCTGCTTCAATTGCTTGAACCTTCTCCGCTAACGTTAAGAATTCAGCTGAAGGTTTAGCTGCTTCTTCTAATTCAACTAACTCAGCTCTAATTAATCTAATATTCTTAGATACTTTTAAAGCAAATTTAACTCCTTTTAAATTTTCTACTTCTGATAAACCTGTTAACAAGTTTGCTAAATCAGTGTATGTATAAGACGTTTTGTTCATTGTGTTTGGTGTTTCTAAAATTGTTGTTGTCATGTTTGTTATTATTTAATTAAAATTTAGTTTTCCTTTTATACTGCAGATGCATAGGTCCTTAACCATGCCTCTACTACTTCACCTCCATTATTGAAAGTTATTTTTAAAGCTCCACTCTTAGCAGCCGCTACAGCTGTAGATGTAGAAATATTTGTTGTACTATCTGCTGCTGATGTTCCTTCAAAGTGCGCAAATGCCACATCTTGATCAGCTTGTTGCAGTCTTAATGTTGTAATCGCGCCAGCTGCTTCTAATTGTCTTACATCTAATAATGATGTAGGAGCAACTTCTGCTGCGCTATTTTGTATAGAAACTCTCTTAGTTGGAGTCACTCTTAATATTGGGAACGTAGTATCAGCAGTAGTCCCAGTATATAGTGTAACATCTCCATTACTTCCTTCGGTTGAGTCTCCTCCATATAATTTCAAATCTCCTCCTGTACCAGTTGTAGTATTTCCTGCTTTAAGTACAATCGCACCTCCGTCAGATGACGTTGTTCCTGCGGTAGCTCCATAAATACCTAAAGTTTGTCCAGTACCAGAAGCTGGTGCTAACATAGATATTGATCTAGCAACATCTCCTTTTAAATGCATACTTCCAGATAAGTTTAAAGCTCCTGTTCCGCCCGTAGCTGTAGCTCCAGTTGGAATAAAATGTCCTCTATTATTTGAGTCAAAGGATAACCCTAAAACATCTGCACCTGTATAGTTTATTACACCTGTTCCTAAGTCAATATTATTACTAGCCATGTTTAGGGTAGTAGTAGCTGTATGATTCCCTAAATTATCTGCTACCCCAGCTGCTGTCCATTCTACTGCTGTTGCTCCTGAATTAACAGTTAATACGTGCCCAGCCGTTCCTATCGCTAAAGTTGTAGGATCCGTAGTTCCATCTCCTTGTATAATAGTCCCAGCTGCAAGAGCTGCCATTGCTGTAATAGCGCCTGTACCACTCCCTAACAATATACCTCCATCAGTTAAAGTTGCAGCCCCTGTTCCACCATTAGCTACAGGTAAAATAGTTGCACCAACATTTGTTGTTAAATTAACAGTAGATAAAAATAAAGATGACGTATTATCACAAACTCCTAAATCTAAACTAGAGGTAAGAAATTCAATATTTATTTCATTACTAGTTGAGCTAGATTCAACCGTTAATGGTAAAGATGCTGATAAACTTCTAAAATTAAGAGTACTCCCAGAAAGTCCGGTATAAACAGGTACTCCAACTCCTACCGATAAAGCTTTATTTACTAGCTCACTAAGTGAGAGTTTGTTTTCAATCCCTGTAGCTGTATTCTGTAAATATAAAAAATTATTCGATAGGGATAATTCTGATAATTTTTTACTTGTTAATTTTCTTATGTTTGCCATTGTTTATAATTTTAAAAATCGAATTCTGTTAAGTTGCCTCCACCATACGGAGTTCCCTGATCTTCAGGTATTTCAGTTATGTTTGTACTAGATTCACAGTCCGGACAGATGTCTTCTAAAAATTTTGTCCAAGATAGTAAGTCCTGCATAGATATGCAAGGGTTTAGATGATTAATTAAATATTTTATAATCATAACCAGCCACACTTCTTTAACTGATAGATTATTACCTAATAATCCAGAGATCATTTTTGCGTGTACTTCATTTGATAAAGTACCCACACATTCTACTAAGTCAATCAAATACTCTGGACAATTGATTGGTAAATCACAAGTAGCAGTATCATCACTTTGACAAGTAATAATTCCTCCATTTATTCTAGCACATCCGCTCGCACATTCATAACCGTCAGTAATTCCAAACTGAAACGGATGATGCATTGCCCCATTAATATCTCTACTAGTAATTGGGTTACCATTTATATCTGCTAAAAGATAAGGATCTAAAGTAGCTTGTACAGTAGCAGTAGAAAATACACTTGTTACAGATAAACCATTTGATAGTTCACCTTGGAATAAATCAAACGCTATTCCGCCAGCATAATTTGCATTATTAACCGTAGAGTTTTTAACTTCAATTAAAAGAGTATGTTTTCCAGCTGACATAGCTATAGGAAACATAGAATACTCTGAGTAGTTATTAGCATCAACTGCTGGTGACTGAGTTCCTCCTAACGTTTCTGATGTAAAAAGTAAAGCACAATCTAAACTAACTCTATAGTTTCCATGAGCTGCTATTCCTAAAATTACTTTAGCTTGACTAGCGAAGTTTATTTCTATAGGTATTCCTATCCACTCATTAATAGGTAAGGCAGGAACTGTTTGGCCTTGGTTTAACCAAATTCCTATATCAAATAATCTTGTGCTAAATATTGAACCGTATTGTACTACATTTGAGTTAGAATCAAGTGCTGGTATTAAAACAGTAGAAGTTCCAGCAAATTGCATATTATATGGAGCCGTTCCTGCTCCTACACTTTTATAAAAAGTATCAGCTGTAGATATAAAAGTTGTAGCGTTATTAGATACACTATCAACATATAAAACTCCTCCGTTAGGATTTCCGTATTGTGCTGTCCATCCATTAGCACCTCCAAATTGTTGTATACTTCCCGGAGCGTCCATTAGTCCATGATCTATCGGAGCTACATCTATTAACCCTGCACAAGGTAATGCTGGAGGAGTTGGTGCAGGTGTAATTAAAGAGTATCCTTCTGGACAATTACAATCACAATCTGTAGCTGAATAAATTCCTATGATTCCTAAAGTTCCATTATCAACCATTGACTCAATAGAAGAAATACATCCAGTTGAATCTTTTACAGTTATTCTATACCAAGCTTCTAAAGCAGCGCTATTCCAATTTTGAGCAACAGATAAGTTATCTAATGTAACAGTTCCACCCGCAGACAAAACAGTTATACCACTAACATCTACAGGTCCCCCATTTATATTTATATATTGTGATAATCCTGGTGTAAGTACACCGGAAGTTTGAGCAGTACAAGCATCAAAAGGTGTAGATGTTGCTGCAGTAACTACAGAAATTTCATAAGGAGCAGTACCTGCTGTAATGTTTACTACTATCTCTCCATCTGTTGAACCTGGTAAAGAATTATGAGTTGTTGAAATATGTTGTAAATCTAAAGCAGATACAGACGATACACTTATTGAAGTTCCTGCTGGCCATATACCAGCGATGTAATCACTATAACAGCCATTAGCGTTAGTTAACACATTATCAGTTGGATCAAATAGTATTTGTGTTGCGCACATAGGATCTCTAGCCCATACTCTCCAAACTCCCTGTCCAACACCAGTAAATACATTAGATGAAGACCACGTTATTCCATCATCAATAGAATATTCTAGTATACCGCTTGTACCTCCCGTAGCAGTTATAGTTATTGTTCCGTCTGCACATCCATTAGCACATAATTGATCTGAACTTACAATATTTGTAATATAAACTCTAGGATCTATCATTGTCCAAGTCTCTGTCATAACTTCTCCACAATCATCTGTAGATATAAATTCATAATCCCCAGGATATAAATCTGTAAAGTCTATTTCATTATATTCTGTATTAGTACATCCGCCATTACAAGAAACTGCATAAGTAACTATTGACGTTATATCAATTCCATCTTTCTTTAGTATCCAATCAAATGATAATGTTCCTGGAGAACCTCCAGCTCCTTGAGCAATTGGAACTCCATTAGTAATAACAACATTAATAGCTCCATTACATGAAGAGTTATTACAAGCACAGCAAGTAGCTTGAGTTAAAGTTTCAGTTAATGTTTGAGGAATATAATTAGAAGCGCTTGGGCTAAAGTTTGAAACATATGAAGGACATCCATTAACTACACTAAGAGTTCTAAATTGATATGTAGTACCATTAGTAAAACAAAATCTATTTGGAGTATTTTCTTTAAAATAATTTGCACTATTGATAGTTATACCTGCTCCAAAAAATGGTGCTGGAGTATTCTCATTAAACTGTGCTGCCCCTGTATTTGCTACAGTTGAAACTCGTGTCCATGTTGCTCCTGAATTTTCAGAAATTTCTAAATATAAAGGAAAGTCTCCTCCATTTACATCTACAACAACTCCCGCACATCCTCCTGGGCATGCGGAAAGAATTTCAGTTAGAGTTAAATTTTCTAATGTATCATTACTTAATAAAATATCTACAGTTGTTGTTCCTACACATCCATTAGAATCCGTGACAGTTACATTATATGTTCCAACCGCTAATCCTGTAATATCTTCTGTAGACGCTGTATACCCACTAGGACCTGTCCAAGCATATGTATATGTTGGAGCCCCACCAGCAACTGTAAGATTAATAGACCCATCATTACTTGGAGGGTGATTACAAGACTGATCGCTTTTACTTGTAGTAAGTGTTAATGATGTTATTCCGATAATAAATGAAATCGACTCTGAGCACCCACTAGCGTCTGAAACCTCAAATGTATAAGTACCTGAAGCTAATCCTGTAATTGTAGTAGTAGTTGTTTGGGTAGCTATAGCTGAACCTCCAGCGTTTATTACTTTATAAGTTAATGTTCCTGTACCTCCTGATGCTGCAGTAAATGCGAGTGTTCCATTATTATTTAATCCACAAGTTGCATCTGTAGGAGTTAATGTCCCAATAACTATTGTAGCTGGAGCTGTAATAGCAACAACATCCGTATCTATACATCCATTTGCATCTTCTGTTATAATAGTATATGAATCTACAGGTAGATTTATAAAAGTTCCTACTATCCATGGTATAGGACCACTTTGAAATCCTGTACTAGCAGGTGTAGTATAATATTGATATGGAGGTGTTCCTGCACCTACACTGTCTAATGTTATTTTACCGTCTAATGTGCTACATAAAGCATTTGTCGCTGAGAATACTGCAGCTGGACTTTGTTGAGTTGTTATTGTAGCAGTAGCAGGAGCTGACGTTTGTCCTATAATAGTTCCACCAGGTCCAAACCAATCTGTAACAGTTAAATAATACGTACCAGCAGCTAATCCGCTAAACACATTACTTACTTGAGGTCCAATACACCCAGTTGTCATAGCTGAATTTGTGCACAAATAATATTCATAATGATCAAAATTAACAGTAGATCCTCCTGTAGGAGTATCTGCTGTTACTGTACCTGTGGTAGTACCACAAGCAATTATAGATGCAGTAGCGGTGCATGTTAAAGCTATAGGGTTTACTATATCTATATCTCTTGTCTCACAACACCCATTAAAACAAGAAGTGACTGTTATTGTACCTGCCGCTAATCCAGTATACTGTAATAGTGTATTTGTTGGACTCCACGGATTACAACTAGTATCACTTGCTCCTTGATTACCTGCTGCAGATGTTGTAGTCCAAGTAACACTTGGGTTATTTGTACCAATATTACATATAACCTGATTCTGACCAGCAGTAAATATATCTAGAGTTCCATCTGTTCCTCCAACTGAAGTAGGATCTGTCCAACTAAGTACATTTCCTATTCCTGAAGTAGCTGCTGCAGGAACCGTAACAGTTTGAGTTATACCTGGGCATCCACCACTATCAGTTATAGTATATGTCCATAATCCATCTCTACATGGAAACGTTTTTGTAAGAGAAGAAGTAGGCCCATATACAACTCCAAGAGGATCAGTCCAAGTAACCGAATAAGGAGCTGTACCATTACTAGGAGTAAGTGTTATTGATCCATTTAATTCTATACATGTTGTAGGAGCAGTAGCTGCATCTGTAACACTCCATAAAGATGAAGGTTGTGTTATAGTTATACTATCTGTATGTGTACAGCCAGCACCATCAAGAAAAGATAATGCATGAGTTCCAGCATTTAGTCCAGTAAATAAGAAATTAAATCCATTCGACGGTCCTATTACAGTAGACCCAACTCCAAGAGATCCCGGAGTACATGTTACTGTTACAGGATTAGTAAATCCTGCACCATTAGTATTTACTGTAATTGTTCCATCCTGACCGCCATTACATGTAACATTCGTAGATGTTATTGAAGGTGTAAAAGTTGTAGCTCCACTATTTACTGTAAATGAGTAAGTAGAAGGAGTAAGAATAGCTTGTATTTGACCTTCTCCGTCAAACACATCTCCAGTCTCATTAAAATATTCAGTAGATGTTACAGGACCAGCGCTTGCACCACCAAAAGTATATGTTCCTGGAGGTACTCCAGTTATAGTTGCACTTTGTGGTCCACCGCCTTGACCCTCTGTTAATGTTATAAATATTGATGTATACCACGTAGCGTTAGTGACATCCCAGATTTCACACTCAATAGGAATCGACCAAGTAGTAGGTCCTAAAGCTGCCCAGTTCGGATCATAATTATAAACTATTTCTACTTTTAATGTACCATCACTATTACAAGTTGCATGTGTTCCATTAAGCTGCCATTGAGTTATATCAACTCCATAAAGTGATTTGTGGTTTTTTATCTGCTGAACACATAAAGCTCTTGGTTCTACAAATTCCCAATTTGAATTGGTACCTACATGCATTAAATTTCCGTTATAAAAATAGGCATTACCTGCCATACTCAGAGCTGGAGTTGCGCTACCATTATTATAAATAAACATTTTATCCCAGCCCCCTGGATTACCAACTTTTGTCATAAACCAAAGCTCTGATTTTGGGGCAGCAAAATTATTTGTTGGTGCAGGTATTATAGCTAAATCTACATATTGAGACCACTGATTTTGATGTGGACACTTAGGCGAATTATAAATTATTGGATTACTACCAAACTGAGTATTTCCTGCTCCTACTCCTCCACCAAACTGAGTATCATCTATTACATTTAGTATAAGCTCTGTACACATATAAAAATCATCAAGCGATATAAGATTGTGTTTATTAGTTCCAGTTTCATTACTTTTAAAATTTGTTCCTTGTGTACAACTACCAAATTGGTTATAAATACCTTCAGCAGAAAACATACTAGAAGCCACCGATACATCACCTGAAGTTACCGTATATATTGAATTACTAGCTTGTCCTTGCGAGCCATGCATTTTGTCTAAATATCCTCCAATTGCACTACCGCCTATACCCCATTGTAAACAGCTTGTGCCATAACCAGCATTCCATCCCTCCATCGTATGCTGTCTAATCTCATCTATATGCGCCGATGAGCCAGGACTACTTTCACTCTTTACACCATTATAAGCAAAGACTTGTACATTTTCAAAATTTGATATATTATTAAATAAAGTTTCTCCCCAAGTACCATTATTACCACCAGGCAACCATCCTTGATTAGAATCTATATGTTTTGCTAGATAAGCTCCTCGCTCAATTGGAGAGTCATAATTATCGCCTCCTAACGCCAGTTGTTTAGTACTATTAACAAAATTATTAATAAGAACTGCATGCTCTTGGTAAGGACCTAAGTCTGACCACTGTGTAAGGAAGGCATCGTAGTATTGAAGTTTAAGTTGTAAATATCTTACTTCTTCAATCCCGGTCCCAGTCCCATTTGTAGGATCCACTACTGCCCCAAGTGCAGGAGTTTTAGAAACAAAGGTTCGTCTCTTTGCCCATGTTCTATTAGTACTATTCCAACTGGATTTTTGTCCTGGATGCATTTGAGTAGCTAGCAAATCATCTGCACTACGATTTGTAGAATTTACATTATCAACAAACATCTTATCATTATATGGATTAGATGCTGCCGTCTGAAAGTAACTATTAGTAATAGGTAAACATATACCATCAGCTATTTCTGAATATGCGAGGGTCATATTATTAACATTAAACGGATGATTTGAACCCTGAGTTTTTAATTTAAATCTAAGATTTCCCGAGTTTAATTGACCTTCAAGCCAACTATTCTTATCATCATTATATATTGAAATAACAACAAATTGAGGTCTTACATCTCCATCGCCAATTAAACTAGGATCATTCATAGTATTAGCAGCGTCATAATAACTTTCAAAAAAATCACAACTAGTGTTAAAAATTCTATAAGAGCCTGCATTGGGTCCAGATCCCCTCCCTGATACACAGTTTACTAAGTTAATTGTATAACTATATCCAGTCTGTTCTGGTGTATGTTGTTTAGAAGCAGCGCTTATACCTCCATTTGGTTGAGTTGTTGGCATATATTAAATATTAACAATTACAATTACAATTTTCTAATCCACAAAGTTCAATAGCTTTAGCGTATTCATCTGCGGTTTTAGTATATAAAGCTGTTGTTTGTACACAGCCAGCAATATTTACTTGCATTCCTTGCATAAATAAATATATTAAAGTAACATCATTTAATAATGATGTACATTCAATACAATCTTTACATTTACACTCTAAAAGTTCTTTTACTTTTTTTGATAAGCAACATTCTAAAGCGCATAATCCTATAACGCCTAGTGTTTCATTACCAGTAGGTTCTGAAACTAATACTTTAATTACTCCATTCAGTTGTTCTGTAGACGAACAAGGTATATTAATATTAGTTAATATTAATCCCCCCGTTGCATCCAATATCTCAATATCTTCATTTACTCCTGAAGAATTGACTAATCCCGTTACAGGATTAATAGTTCCTGGAGGAACTATCATTGGACATAATATATTATTTATATGTAATTCTACATCTGAGTTTGCAGTCCCTCCGCTTATAGTAAGGGTTTTACAATCTGATGATAAAGAAAGTTCTAACGCCATTTTTTATATTTTTTTAAAAGTTAAAAAAAGTAGGGGGATTTTACACCCCCTTCTTTCAATGTTAATCTAGTATATGATTGTTTTAGCTGTTCCAGCTGTAAGACCAAACATATCTTTAAAGTTGTCCATGTTTGCATTTACACCATCAAAGTAAATCGTTAACGATGTAGAAGCGCTAGCATCGCCAGCAGCATTTCCAGAAGTACTATTTGGAATTACTAAAGTTATAGCATCATACCCAAGTGTAGCTGAAGTTGCAACTGGTGCAATAGCAGCGCTCGTGTAAGTGTCTGGAGTATTTAGGAATGATCCTGCTCTTCCGTGATATCCATGCATAGCTTGAGTTTCTTTCTCTGCAGCAAGAACTTGGTGATAATTACCTGATCCTTCTACTCTAGCAGTAACTGCTAATGTATTAGCTGTAGTTCCTGCAAAGTTTACGCAATCAAAGTCGTGACCAAATTCTGCAGCTGTAATTATAACAGTTGTAGCAGTTGAAGTAGCACTAAACCCATAAGCAGCTCCTAGTTTGTTTGCAGCTACCTCTAAAGCATCACATACTGTAGCAATAGTATCACCAGTTACTTCTACGTACTCAACAGTTACAATTTTATCGATATAAGAAAAATCGCTAGACCCTCCATTAACCACTTTGTCGTACCCAATATCTGTAGCACGTCTAACTAATTTAAAAGAGTGAATAGTTCCTGCTCCACCAACAGCTACTACTGTGACAGTGTTAATTTGTTTTACCGCTCTAACGTAAGGTGTGTATGTAGCAACTACACCTGACAATGTAAATATCTGACTAAAAATTGGATAAGCGGCTGCTCCTCTTCCTTGTACTACTTGTACCGTATCTGTTGCTAATAAAGCTGCTGCACCTTGCCAGTCTGATGCACCTAGATCCCAAATCCCAGTTGTTCCTGCCGCTGCTGCCGTAATAGCACCTGATGCAATATGAGCTTCTGTGTTTGAAATGAATGTTAATTTTGACATAATTTTATTTTTTATCAATTAATAATTTATTCAGATTTGTGTACCTCAATTTGACTAGTTTGGTACCGAGGATCTGAAATCCCCTCGAGGATGCTATTTACCGTCATATCTACAATTTCTTGATGAGTATGAAAAGGCAGGTCGCAAGCCGTGCTATTCGCTAAGCTAACTTCTGTAGGATGAGCCAAATAAGTCATTTTAACTTTACTTATTAAAAATGTGTCATCCGTATAAAAGTCTAAATTCTCGTCGACCACTGTATAAAGTGGTTTATTATATGTTGTTTTATTAAATGGATCGTCTAGTAATGCATAGACATCGTCTAATTGAACAAATTTACATTGTGAACTTGTGTTCTTGTGTATATCAGCTAATAGAATTAACTCTCCGTTAGCATCTGTAACAAAACTTCCATTAGCATCTACTTGATAATTTCCTACAATTCTGTTACCTAAACTAACATAAGCACAATTCCAAGTTTCTGCATTATCTACACAATCGAATTCTGTTGAAAATTGTGGGTCTGAACACACACAAAAAGCTGGTTCATGTTCAATTGCATAATCAATAGTTTGACAATTCTTATATGACACTAAGGCTCTTACATTTAATAAAAACATATATTTTTTAGCAGCTTCAGTTCCTACAGGAATAGCTGCTGAATCAATGTATATATTATCATCGATTTGTCCCTTAAAGGTAGTGCTTACTGATTCTTCTATAATTAAAGTTCGTAAATCATCTATTCTTTTTTGAGATTCTTCAAACCCTTGAGTATATTTATTACCCAATGAATTATACCTCTGCTTAGTAAATCTATCAATATTTTTATTAATTTCTAGATCTATCTCAGTAGATAAAAATAAATCAACTTGGAAAGATGCAATTTTTTGCACCCCCAAGTTAATTGCTGTATGCATTTCTGCAATTGTCATATTATACTAATTCTTTAAGTTTAGCTCTTAATGTAGTTAATACACCAGAGTTCTTTTTATTTTTCAAATATACTATAGCGTCAGCCATATCTTCACCAATGACATCATCTATATATATAATTTGATTTCCAATTTTTCTAAGTACTTCTGCAGATATTAATTCTTCAATTTCTGCTCTTACATTTAGATTTTTATCCGTTGCTACTTTAATAAATTTAACAGGATCTTTTTCTTTCAATTCATATAAAGCATTCTCTGCTTGTATGTTGTTTAATTTATCTGGATTAGCACCATCATTAGGACTAAGTACTCTTAATACATTCCTCAACTTAGATACATCCGATGTAACCTTAATAAATTCTTTATCCGCATCCTTTCTTTTTTGGATACTTAAATGTTTTTTAAGGGTTTCTCTATTTTGATCAAAAATATAAAAACGCTGTGCCGCAGTCATTTCTTCTTTACTCTTAGCTACGTGTGGATGATTTTTAATAAATGTATACTTAATATAATCATCTAATTGTACAGGGTTATTATCTGCATCTAACGACACATCTAATATAACCCCTTCAAAGGGTACGTTAATATTCATCTCTGACCAGAATTTTTTAGAATGTTTTGGCCAATCACTATGTGTTGGTTCAACATCTAATACTCCATTAAGTAATGCTTTTTCTGCATCACCTTTGACACCTTTTAAAGGTTGTCTACCTACGTATACACTACCTAAACGAGATTTAGCTGTTACTCTTACTTCTTTAGGTAAATGATTCATAAGTTCTTTTCTTCTTAATGTTATTGTTTTTTTCATAATATCGTTCTTTTAAAGTTTAAATTAGGTGGGTGTAAAGAATAACTCCCCGGGTGTAAAAAGGTATTTAGGGGCGGAGCCAAAGCTCCAACCCCAATACCAAGGAAACTAAATAATAGACTAAACTGCAACGCAACTTAGATCCAAACTAGTGTCGAAACGTCTCAACACTATACCTGCAGTCTTAAGCATATGTACAGATGCACCATCAATATCTGACGCTCTAGAATCTGATTGATCAAATCCTTTAGGAGCAACAGATCCTGAAACTGCCCATCTTAAATACTCACGACCTTTTTTGTTAATCATTTGCACATTAGATTGACCATCATAATTTGATTGGTCTAAAAACACCATTCTGTAAGACTCCATAGAGTATCCAGTAACAGGGTGTTTAGCTCTAGCTTGTGCAACTGGTCCATGGTCAAACATTGGTACTTTAACAACATTTACTACATGCCCATCAATATGGTCATAAGAAGTAAAGTAGCCACTCATACCTAATGATCTACCAGATCCAGTAATGAATTTACTGTCCGCATTAACAGTCCAGTTTGATTGTGCAAAACCTCCTGTATGTGCTTTCAATGCTTCATCAAATTCTCTAGCACCACCAATACCTGTATAAAGCGTAATTTGCTTTGTAGTAGCATCAGTCATTCCATAGAATAAATCACCGATTACATTTTTCAACTTTGCTTCAGTCATAGTTGAATATGTATCTTTATTAATGATTTGCTGAAGAATACCAGGACCAGTAATTACTGGCTGACCATTCTCATCTTTCATAGAAGTTACACCATTGTTATCGTAAGTTTTCTCACCATACCAATAAAGTAATTCACATTCTTCTTTAAATCTTAACATATGTTGATACTCTTCGTAATCCATCCAAAGTTTAGTAGATTTTCCTCCTTTCGTTGGAAGAGAGAATTCAGCTACATAATCTTTAGCATTACCAGCAAAGTGGTAAGATTTTCTAATTGTACCAATTTTGTTACGAACTAATCCTGGAGTTGACCAGTTAGAAGCATTACCTCTAGAGAAGTCTAATCCTACATTAGCATATAATTGAGCCCACATAGCACCTGCTGCTGTTTCAGTAGAAACTAAAGAAGCTGTAGCATCTGGATCAATTAATTGTAAAGTGTATTCCCAATTACTTCCATTCTGTACAGGAGCAGACATAATTCTTGCCTGAGTACCTTGTTCAGAAATTAATGTGTAAGGGAAAATAAACCATTTGTCAGGAAATACAAGTTTAAAAGGAGCCCCACCAAGACCTAATCCCGTACTCGAAACAACTGGACGGATATTAACTTCGTGAGTCTTCACTCTATACTCGTATTCGTATCTGTCAATCGATTTTGAGTTACCAACACCCTCAGTAAGCATAGTTAAAGGAAACCTCCTGTCTTCTTTACCTGCTAAGTGCGTAATAACTGGGGAAAGCTCAGTTGGCTTTTCCATCAACGCATTTGCCAGACTGTTCGAGTCTGTCATTTGCTGATCGTTATAAAACGTTTTTAATACTTGCATAATTTATTTATTTTAAAAAGTTAGTGGATCCTTTATTAAAGACTCAGATCCAAAGAGTCTATATCGAAGCTTCGACTTGAAGATGCTCTACTTCTTGTAGATTTAACTTTATCTTCATGATTTTTAATTCTATTTTTCAAAGTTTGTACACTTTTAGTCTTTGCTTTTTTATCTATTACTTTACTAAGATCAAAACCATTATACATCATCCAGTCTATAGCTAATTTAACATCCATATCTGCATTCATATGATCTAGATCTCTTTGTGTATATCCTTCCTTTGATACAGGGTTAGATATATACTTAAAGAATTTTTTCTTTTCTCTGCTTGGAACATCAAGGCCTGCAAATTTTTCTGCGGTATCAACTTTAGTATAAACCTCATCCCACATTTGTTTTTGTTCTTGCATTTGTTCTTCTTGAACTTTCTTTTGTTCTTCCAGCATTTGACTACGTTCCGTATTTTGTAGTTTAGATAAAGCTTCTTTAGCTTGTTTAGCTTTACCATATAGTTTTTCACCGTCGTTATAATCACTTAAAATTTCAGAGATAAAAGTATCTTCATGTCCTTTTTGTCTAAAGTATTCTACTAATACAGCTTTCTGCATTGCAACATCTTTTTCATTTAAGATTAATTTACCATAATCTTGTGTTGGAGAATATGCTGTCATAAATTGTTGAGAGTCTCCTCCACTTAATACATATTCTAAATGTTGTTTAATTAAAGGAAATGATTCAAACATTTCATTCATTTTATCTTCAGCCATTTTTTCTGATACAGCTTGTGTCATTTTTGTTAATCCTTCAGGTGTGTCTTCAAAGTTTTGATCAAATTCGTATCCAAGTTTTGATAAAACTTCTTCAACAACTGTACCATCATCTGATACTTCAGTATCTTCATTAATAACATCTGTAGTAGATTCTTCTACCCCATCTTCTTTCAGTTTAGCGTCCTCATCTAAATCATTATCTTTTAATTTAGATTCTGGTATTATCTCTTCTAAAGTGTCTTCTTTTTCTACTTCTTGAAGTTCATCTTTAGGCTCTTCTTTAATTTCCTGTTCTTCAGGAGTTACGTTGACGCCTTCACCAATAAAATCATCAAAGGTGATATCGTCTAAATTTAGTTTCTCATTTGGGTTTTCCATAGTTGCAAATTTAATTAATTATTTAGTTAGTTTTATGTTTAGTTTCTATTTTTATATTTCCTTTATTATATAACACTTAGAGGGTAGGTATTTGTGTGTTAGATAGAGGTATTTCACCTCCATCCGTACCATTTATAAGTGTATTATCAGCTGGTATCTCGAATTCTTCGTCTTCTGAACCATTATAGTATCGTATACTTCCGTCATCCGCAAATGGATTTCCTAGATAACCAGAAACAGTTCTATATCCTTTAGCCAGAGGGTTAATAAGTCTATGTTTTGTTAGACCACTTATATAATAGGGAGTAGCCTCAGATGATAATAATGAACCTGATTGATAATCTCTTACAGATCCTTTCCACATATCTCGTATACTACTACTAAATGGCATTCCTGCGTCTAGTACATCAAATGTAGTATTTAAAGCATCATCTCCAGTTACTCCATCTTTACTGAACATTCCTCGATTTATAAAATCTGCAGTTGATATAAAAGCCGATGGCACAGCTGATGTTTTAGCACCATAATACGCTGTATTTCCAAGCCCTGCAGCAGTACGAGACCAAGGATTAAAATAAGATCCTTTCGCTTGCTGTCTATTCAATATCTGATTTGTGCCTTTAACAAACCCATCTTTATTACTTTTTAGAGTATTCTTACCCAGGTTATACGTTTTCGTTGTTAAAGTTCTAGGAGCGTTTTTAATAGTTGTTTGAAATGCTTTCGGTAGATTTTTATAAACCCCACGTCCTCCTAAAAATGACAAAGGATCTGATGCTGCATTTAATAGAAAGTTTGCAAAGCTATTTCTATTTTCGTATCCCGGAATAACTTGAGCTGTACTTGGATTTTTATCTATCATATTTCCATGCTCATCATAACTGTTGTTTCTAAACATTGGTGATCTCCAGTCAACTGTTTGTGTACCATCTCCAAACGCTTCATTTAGTCCATAAGTAACGAGTCTTGCTGGTGCATTCCAAAAAGGATCTATAATACTCTTAATTAGATTACTTGCAAATGTAGATGATTCAGCCATAGATTTACGACCTATTGCTTGTTGCTTGTCTTTTTTATCTAATAAATCTGAATAATATTGATTATAACTTTCAGTCTTTCCTGCATCATATTGGGGGTGAAAAGTAGGCATAGAATTTAATCTGTCTTGCTCCATTCCTTGAGTAACCTGATACGGACCTACTCTCAATCCTGGATTCCACCCTGGACTTGTAGGATGGCCTTTTGAAGCAGCTAGCATTCTTCTTTGTTCTGATCTCCAAAACGCATCATGAGAATTTATTTCTTTTAATTGATTCTGTAATGTCTCATCTTGTTCTGCAATATAAGCATCTATATCATAATCTATCTGCTTACCAGTATCTGGATCTATTCTAATAGGAATATCTCTTACAAAAGTTGGATTCTTTATCCATTGTCCACTAGCACCTAATACAAATTTACCTCCACCTCCCATAACGTAATCTGGATTGTTATCTAGAAAATCAGCCCACTGCTGATCAATTGATGTTGGATCAGTTCCAGTACCTTCATTCTCATCAGCCCCTCCAAGATTATATTGTTTGACTCCTCCATTTTTAAATTTATAAGAATTTGTTAAATTCGTAAAATCTGGCAAATCTAAAGTGGCCTGTTCACGAATAACAACTGGTTGTTTATATGATTTTTTATTCCTCACTATATATTTTTAGTTGGAAATTTTCTTCTTGGTCCTCCGTTTCTCATTCCCATAAATTGTCGTCCTTTTGTTAACAAAGGTATTATATTTTGAGGAATATTTTGATATATAAAAGGAGCATTATCATGTGCTTGTGCTTTAGATTGATTATGCTGCGCTAATTGATCTTCCATTTCTTGTTGATTTAATGAGATATTAATGTTAGCTCTGTTAGGATCGTCTTCTGTAACGCCTACTTCACTCATATAATTTCTTAATTTACCATAAGAACTTAATTCTTTATCAGGATCATATGGGCCGCCAGGTTTATTAAAGTCATAATAGCCTTGATCAAATATAACATTACCATCTTCTTCTCTAAAATGTTCTCCACCAATAGTCATCATCATATTATAAGCACCTTTATCTACATCAGACGAAGCAAAATAATGTTTACCAGCATCTATTATAGATTCTTCCCCTCCTTGAAATTGTTCCCATAAATCTCTATCACTACCATAATCTTTATACTTAACCATATTATCTCCTCTTTTTACTGCTTCTTTATATGCCATGTATAATCCTAACTTCTCATCATCTGTCATACCTTCATTACTAACATTAGCTCTTTGAACTAGCATTTGACGAATAGGACGTGGTAAACCTCTAAACATTTTATCTCTAACAAATGGATATAGATCGTCATTTAAAAATTCTCTGCTGGAATTTGGAATTTTATCTTTAACGTTTTCTACCATATCACCTACATAATTTTGAACATCATCACTCATCTTAGTAACTTGAGGCAACACTTTATTTGTAAATATATCATATAAATTTGTCTTATCGTTATCAGTTAAGGTTTCTGTTGTAGAATTAGGATCTTCAATAACTTTTCTAGTATTCTCATCTACATCTCCCCAAGGAATATTTTTTTGAATAAATGGTAATAAAGTTTCATTTAAAAAACCATCATTAAGTTTATTCTTAAATTTATTTAACTCACTCTCTGCTGACTCTTGTACAGTTTCTGTTAAGTCAGTTACTTTATTTTTAATATTTCTTGCTCTAATTTTTTGAGCTTCTATAGTATCATCTGCTACATCGTGTAAATCATCAGCAACTTCTGTTAAAATATTTTTTGCTTTATTATATCCTTTTTTACCACTTTCAACCGTTTGGCTAATTAAATCATTATCAAAATTAATTAATTCTCCAGCTTTATTAATTAAGTCTTGACCGATACCTGTAGTTTTTTTAAAGAAATTTTCAACCTCATCTGGAATAAGACCTTCTTGTCCTTTAAAAAAAGAAGTCTGCGGGTCATCTTGAGCGTCCTTAACTTGAGTAGTAATGTCATTACTTCTTGTAATACTAGATGTTTTATCGTCAGTATTAACAATCTGCTCCTGTAAATCTAATGCAGTATTAACTTTTTGTCTCTGGTCAGGACTCTCAATTTCAGATTTTTCATTAGAAGCTTTAACTACTTCATCTTGTACAGTTTTAGCTCTATTTTCTTCCTCTTTATAATTAGTTGTAAATCTTCTACCTTTCCATTTAAAAACTTTACCAGCACCAAGAGCATTTCTACTCTGGCTAAAAGCTTGATTAAAAGAAAGGTTGTCTAAATTATTTGTCGTTTTGTTTTTTGGCATCGTTCTTATTCTTTTCTTTAGTTATATTTTCTTTAGAGATATTTGCTCGTTCTGATTCTCTCTGTCCTCTTTCTTTTAATTCTATCTCTCTTTCTCTTAATTCCTGATCTTTTCTATCTTTCCCTTCTTGAGTAGCATGCTTCACTACATCTCCATCTGCTCTAGATCCTGCATTAATTAAAGCAACATCAATTTTAGTTTGGCGATCCTTCTCATTATTTAAATTCTCATTCTCAATTTGAGCTTGAGCAATTTGTTCAGCACTTTGAATAGCCATTTGTTTCTCTTGCATTGCTTGTTGTTGTTGAGCTTCTTGTAATTCTTGTTGAGCTTTTTCAGCTGATTTCATTTTAGATTTAATTCCTATAAATGATTCAGATTCCATTACATCTACAACTGTTGACATTGGCATACCATTTTGGATCATACTTAATCCAAGTTGTCTAATTTGCTCTAATTTATCTTGATCTCTTCCAGAGTCTGATACAAAAATACCATATTCAGATTCCATATGACTCATACTATCTACATTTAAAAATTCTGTTGTACCATCGGGCATAACATATGTAGTTTTCTTTCCAGTTAACCAAGCCTCTTTTGAATAATCTAATAAAGCTTGCATATCTCTTTGTTCAAATCTTGCAAATCGTCTAAATAAATCTTCAGTTATATGTGACGATTGCATAATAGCTTGTTGTGAAGTAGCCTTTCCTTCATACGCGCCTACTTGTCCTTGACGTTGTCTATTTACTCCTGATACTCTTTCCCATTCTATTACTATACTTTCTAATAAAGTAATATATTGTTGAATAGTTTTAATAGACATGTCCATAACAGATTGATGTTGTGGATTTAATTGTATTCCTTCTTTATTATAATCTACCCAAGCAATACCTGTACCTTCGACATAATACATAAATTTATCCATATCCCATTTTTTAGGGATCATATTAATATCAAACTGAGCAATAATATCTTTACTTCTAGCTATTGCAAGTTCTAATCTATACTTATAAATATTATATGTAAGTTGATATGGCACACCTATACCTACAATAGACATATTACTAGAAGGATTTGTTGAATAAACTCTACCATTAATTGGAAGTTTACATATTGAAGGATGATCAATTGATGTTCTTTGATTTACTACGGGATGTATATTTACATAATGTTTGTCATCTATTCTTGTACCTTCCCATACTTCATTAATCCATTCCCATTTAATTCTAGCTCCTTGTTCTTTCATTTCAGGAGTAACTTGATATCCATCTTCTACAGTCATTTCTTCAAGTGAGTTTGTAGCTGGATCTACATATTGCATAAATCCAATTCTTTTTCTTGATTTCCAATAAACAGTTACTACTTCAATCAATGCGTTTTTATTTATTTTACCATCAGATATAGATGAAAATGCAATATCAACATTTGTTCCTGTAGGATCTTCTAGATTTAATATTTGATCATCTGTTAAATGAGTACCAAAGTGATCTATAACTGAAGAGACATGCATTGCTTTTTTAACTAATGCCCAATCTCCATCTTCTACAAATTCTACATCTGGGTCTTTATCATAATCAACATCCATAGGATTTAATACTTCATAAAATGGTTCCCCATTTCTTACTCCTCTATGAGAATAACACTCTCCTGCTACTAAGAAGTGATACCAAGCTTTTTGAAAATTATCATACATTTCACATTTTTGAAATAGATAGTTCATTGCCTTCTCTCCCATTATAGCCCTATTATCTACATAACTATCTTCAAATTTTTTCATTAAATTCTCAGGCAGTTCTAATTCTTCTGGAGGTATACCTTCTGACATAGCCTCATCTCCTACATCTTGTATAAAACGTTGTTGTAAGTTTGTATATAAAGCTTCCATTTTAGCTTCTTCCTTCATAGATACAGCATCTGCATTTTGTACAGTCACAGTATAATTTAAAGGTCTCTTAGATTTTTCCCCTAATAATAAATCTATAATAGGTTTAATAATAGGAAAATTTCGTATTTCAGAAGGGAAATTTTTTCTTGTTTTTCCGTAAGGTTTTAATACATGTTTATAATCAGAGTCATCTATATCGCCGTTATAATATCTATAAAATCTTTCTACATCTGAGTCTCCATTTACACTATGAATATCTGATAATGCTATATACCCTTCTACACAAGCTTCTCTCCATTTCTTTGTCTTCTTGGAGGCTGGTAATCTTTGTTGTGGTATTCTACTAGTAGTTTCGTTTTGTGCCATATTTAATAATAATTATTATCAAACCAATCATCCGTTGATCGATCGCTGTATATATCTTGAACTTCTGCGTTATATAATTCTCGAGTATGATACATACCAATCATAAAGGCCATAACTCTATCAAAGTTACCTTTATGATTGAATTTAATCAACTCTTGTATTAAAGCAGAGTCATAGATTTTATGCAAATTTAGTAATTTTTTTCCATTCTCGTCTATAGTACGTACTGAATTAAGCCAATCCCTTATATATATCTCACCTTGGAGCTTCCTAGCTTCCGTCATATGCATGCCATATTGCCTTTTTACGTTCCTAGACTGCAATTCTTTTTTGTCTAACATCTCGAATTCTTGTTGTAATCTATGAAGTTTTCTGTGCCTTTTTCCATACGCAATAACTTCACCTCGATCATTCTCAAATCCTATTTTAGCATTATAATAATCAGCTAATAAATACAGATTACGATTAAACTCGTCAGAAGTTTCAGGTCTACCTACATAAGATGCTACAATCATATCATCTGGTTGTGATAAATTATTAGGTCTTTTTATTACATAAGCTGCGCCTAATGATGTAGAATCTGCAGATTGATTTTGTCCGTAAGGGTCATGACAAATTATATATAAATTATGAGGTGTAACTTCTTCAACATTCTTATAAGGTGATTGGTAAATAATAACACATCCACTATTATCATTTTCTTTTCTATGTGGGTATCTATCAACCGGTTTTTTACTATAATCAGGTTTGAAATTTGGTTTACCCTCTGTATCTTGATACATGCGTCCAGGAGTACCTACAATATTTAATCCTTTAACTTTTATTAGATTATATTGTTCTTGTAAAGATGCTACATCAAATAAATTAGACGTCACTTGTAATGTAGCCTCTTGAGGGGAATAAGGGTGCTCTGCAATGTATTGGTCTAGTGATTTGGCATCGGCTGCACCCTTTTTCTTTTCCCTCATTTCTTTCTCATACTCTATAGCAATTTTTTCTTGAGAATTACCTTGTTCATCTATAAATCCATCTAAGTTTTTTTGTATAGGAATAAAATATCCACACTGAGTACCTAATGCTCCTTCATCCCATATATTATCATAAGCCATACAATCATAAGCTGCAGGATTATAAAATATCTCCTCCATGGCCTCAAAATCTGCTCCTTCCGTACCGCCCGTTCCGAACGCTACCATCAGTCCCAGTGTTTTGCTACCCTGACGCATGGTAGGCATAGTCACCTCCCACGCTTTCAGGAGGCCAGGGAAAGAACCTGCTTCCTCAAAGAAAACTAGTTCTCCCGCTTTTCCCCTTACCTTGTCGGGTGCATCTTTTAATGAAACTCCCATTATTTGAGACTTCATACCCATCTCTATTTCAATACCATTTATTTTCTTTTTATATCCAGACATCTTACTCATTTCTCTATCTCTTAATCTAGGTTGTGCCCATGCTGTATTATCATCTATAAAAGATAAAAAATCCCAGGCTTTAGAAAGTAAACCATCCCCAATTAAATATTCTTTTTGTGCAGCAAATACAAAGTTTTTAGAGTTCTTTACAAAGAAATAATTTCTAGCGATCATAGAGCCTGCTTTATAAGAATACCCTTTACGTCTAGCTTTCAATACAATCATATGTCTATTCTCTGACCTAGCTTTATCTACTTCTTGGAAGTATTCCCAATCCCCATCATAAAAAGCAGGAAATGTACGCTCACGATTAGATTGTACAGAACCGTCTGGAAGCTCTTCGTCTACAGCTCTATCAATAGGACAATAGTTTAAATAAAAATAATGAAATCCCGTAACATGAAGTTCATCTATAGTATAGCCATATAAACATCTCTTCCGTTCTTCGTCCCAAAAGTCAAAATACTCTTTTGTTCCAGGAATGGCCTCAGTGTAATAACCATGCTCTAAGAATCTTACAGCTGATGGCCTAATACGATTGATGTCCCTAAACATACTCTACTTTACATTTTACCAATTCTGCACATTTTTCATACTCTTCTAATCCTGTAAAGTGTTCTATCACTTCATCAATCTCTTCATTAGAGATATCATCGTGTAAGAACGGATTAAAAGGTAATGAAAACTCTTCTAGATCATCATTATTTAGATCTACTAATATCTCATCTACATCAAGTTTATTAGTAATAACTAAATATGCATTCTCCATAGCTTGGTTATAAAGTTCTAAATCTTCTAAAAAATCCATATTACATACTATATTTATTTACTTCTACTCCTCCTCGGTTTTTATTGCCTACTTTTTCTTCTCTTCTAACTAGTTCTTCTAGTTTAGATAATCCTTCTACAACTTTTCCCATCTTTTCTAAATTATAAATAAGATCTTTTGCTGTGTAGATAGGTTTACCATTATCATCTAATGAGGTTAAATCAATAACCCTTAAATATTTTTCTAATTTTGCTATTGATGTTTTTGCAGCTTTTAGTAACTTAACTGCTGAGGTTTCCGTTAACCTATTATACAGATCCATACATCCTTTAAGTTTTGGGTCTGGACTCCACTTTACATCTTTAAACAAAGCATCTTTAACTTGTGTATGTCTTTCTGCGTGATCATAAACATAAAAGGGAGAATTATGATTACACATATAATAAACATACGCTAATTCTTTCATACCTACTTTTCTACTTGCAATAACACTAAACTCTTCTATAGAAAGAGCGTATGGAGAAGGTACCGCTTTATAATCTGCTATACTTAATAACTCAGTCATTTATTTTCTTTTTCATATTCTTTATCTAACTCTATGATGAATTGTCTATCACCAAGCATAGGTTTAGCTCGTTTTTGTTTTACATATTCTTCAGGTTTAAAGATACACTTAACCTCTATAATATTATCATTATTATCTCTTTTAATAATCCATCTACGTCCTCTTACAGTTCCTTGTTTTTTTAATACTAATCTTAAACTCATAATGTAAATTTTTTATGTAAGTTACCTGTTCGAAGACAAATATACTTATTTTTTGTTGTAAAATCCCTTCTTCTACAATCTTTATTGTGAAACCCTATATAATGTAAAAATTTAAAGGTCTTTAATAATTTTTTCATTTTTTAATTTTGTTATATATTTAACTCTATTTTTATTTACAGAAAAGTTACCAAAATATGGTAAACGTATCGCATCATAATCTCCCTCTTTTATTTGCTTTGACACAAATTTAAATTGATAATTAACAATCTCTCTAACTAAATATATTGGTACCTCATATTTATTAGATAGATAATAAATAATCTCTTCTCTATCCTTTACCATGCGTAGCCTCCCATTTAGGTGGATTATCTGGACACGTAGATGTTCCCCATTTAGCTTTCATCTCCATACCACAGCCACATAATCCACAAGAAGTACTCACTTCTCGTAAATGTTCACATTCATAACAAATTTTTAATCTTTTTGTATACTCTTCAGGTGATACTTGCGGCATACCATGCTGAACATACTTAGTTCCTTCTTTAATAAAATTACTCAATAAAGTGGTTAACGGTTTTTTCTTTGATTGGCTCATGTTCTATTTTTAATTTAATACAGTTTCCTTCATAATCATATCCTATTATAACTATCACTACGTATTCTCCTTCTAGTAATAACCATTCCTCAATGAATATATTATTTGTTGCTATTGATATTGACCTCAACTCTTTTAATATTTGGATTAAGAATAGGTGTTAAGACATAAAGATTCTTATTTTTTCTTAAAGCGCCTTTATCTTTTAATTTCTTAATATAGTTATTCAATGTGTTAGCATCTCTAATATCTAATTTAGCTGCAACTACTTGTTTTATTTTATTATGGCATATACTCTTAATATCCACTGTCTTATGGATATCTATAAATAATGCTAATACCTCTAATTCTTTATTAGTTAAATTGAATATCCCGTTCCATACTTGGATATACTTTAAGGTAGTATCAGCCTTAATAGTTATTCTTCTACGATCTTCAGCTTTCATTACAGTACTCCTAATACATGGAATTCACTTACTAATACAAATGATACATCATCTACTACTATAATTTTACCTGCTACGCTAGGATCTACCATTACAGTATCTCCAGCTTTAACAGATTTAACATCCGGACCTACATCCAGAATCTCTAGTATATTAGTTGTCATTTTATCAGCAGCTTCTTCAGATAATATTATCCCGCTTTCTGTTTTTGTTTTTCTTGGATCTGGTAATAAGATCCAATCCCTTAAGGGTTTAAAGTTAGGTTTAGTCACTTTCATATTTTAATTATTTAATTTCTTGACAAAAATATAAAAGTTTTTTATATAAATACTAAAAAATAAATTTTTTTTTAAAATTTCTAAAAAGTATATAACTTTCCCCCTAGGTTTTTGATTCTTTCAAGTTATGATTTCTTTCTAATAGTGCTTTCCTCATCGGAGACCAAAGGATACTAAAACTGGTGTTAATTCACCGCACCTACCTATGTGCCATGTATCCTAATTAGATTTTATACATTACTCTTTTGCAACTACCGGAGAAAATCTCATTCTTATTTAGAACTACCAATCCGATGTCTAATCCCTTTTTTGGTTACCGAGGGATGATATTGTTGCGGTGCAAAAATACTAAAAATATTTAATAAACAACAAAAAATAAAAAAAATTTTTTTAACCTTTATTTGTGAGCGTGCGGACCTCCTTGTCAACGACCCCAGTGTTAAATCGATATTTGGGAGTATCCCCTATATCAAACTTTTTAACTATGAAATACATAATTACTAAGTTGTATGACACTTGTATCTTACTCACTCGTAGTATGGAGTTCGGTAACGGACAGTTCATCACTAAGGGAGAGCCTATCTTTGTTCACAAAGGTAGTGAGTTCTCTTTAAATGTTGGAGATACAGTTGTCATTACTAATCCTAAGTTTGAAACATCAACGGTTATCGATGAAGATAATCCTGAGAAGACTGTTGAGTTCAAATGGTTAGTAGGTGGCGAAGTTGAGTAACCACCACATCCGTAGGAATAATCCACCTATGTCATCGTCAAACGGATTGAGTATTAACTAAGGGTTACGTTACGAGTGAGTGCACGAAGGACTGTGTATTCGCAGCTTTCACACTACATTCACATAACTTACATTACAGTCGTATTGTATAGTATAACACATAGTAACACTTTAAACATTAACTAAACCTTAACTAAACATTAAATCATGGAAAAGAATATTGAATTAGATACTAAGATTCTAAACAAAAACTTAGAGATAACTAAAGCATTAAATCACAATACAATACTATTGTCACAACTTGCTGATTTAAAAGAAAGAATGAAAGCACCATTTGTAATCAACACATTAAATACATGTCATGCTATAATTAATGATTATAAAGATGCTAATGGTGTAGAGGCTAATGAAGATATAAAAAGAGATTTAAGAAGAGTCATTAGCTTTCTTCTGCAATAACAACTTAATAACAGGTGTAACAATAAGCCCAAAGGTTAGTGATAACTATCTAGATTTGGTGTCGAACAAGTAGTCAGTATGGGATAACCCGCGATATTGCTAATAAACGCTGCTTACCTGTTATTATTAACTAAACATTAACTAAACATTAACTAAACAAATAAATATGAAGAATTATGCTAAGGAGTGGTGTTCCATAACACTAATGAATAGATTTAATATCTGTTTTAAAATTGAATTTGCTTCTAGTCAAGCAGATTTACTAATGATAGGATTCAAATTAAGAGATGGACTAGCAATAACTATGTTAGGCTTATCAATTGGCTTTGACTGGAAATTAACAAGTAAGAAATGAAAGAACCTTACAAATCAGATCCTAAAGTAATGAAAGCTAATTATGATAGAATAAAAAGAGATAAAAGATATAACATATTTGAGACAACATTAAGTTGGTGTATCTTATTAACTCCAGTAATCATATTTATTATGTTACTTATAACTTGCTCTTCTTGTAATACTGTTAGAACAATACCTGTAATTGATGAAGATGGTGTTAGATGGACAACAACAGATACAAGACAAGTCATCGCTAAAGATAAAAATGATTATTATTTAATAGCATTAAAAGATGGCTCAACATACTATTCTACATTTGGTGAGTATTCACTAATACAAATAGGTGATTACCTTGAGTTAAATAGAAGAGGTACAAAAATAATTAATATACATAAGAAACCATAAAGTGTAGACTTTAATAAATAGGGGCAAGACAATCCATTCTTACTAAGCTTAACGCTAACAGATAAACTATTTATTAAGTCTAACTTTTACTTAAACCATTTAAAAATGACAAATAAAGAGATCATGGATCTAATCGACAGCTTAAACAAGCAAATATTAGAGTTATCTAATATAGCTAAGACTTTAGCAACTGAAGTTAGACTTAACAGAGAACTTATAGGAAAGAATGCAGAATTAACAAAGAAAACAACAGAAGTATTATCTAACATTAACCAAACTATTAACCATTAAAGATCAAAAAATGACAGAAAAAACCGTTAAACCTAAAAAGAAAGGACCATCGTTAGCTAGACAATTAACTATGAAGAAAACTCAAGAACTTAGATACATACAAGAGTTAAAAGTATCAAATATGAAAGTTGAGTATTTAGAGAAGAAATTAGACACAACTAGAATATGGAGTTTATCCATTTCATTAGTATTATGTATAACACTACTAATGATGTATCAATGGTCATAACTATTAAAGGAAGACGAGTATCTACAAAAAATAAATCAGTAGATCAATTAGCTAGACTTATTAAATGTATACGAACATCAACTTCAGTTCATCCTAAAGTAGGACAATTTGTAATAACTATGCTTAAGAAGAAAATAGACAGGATGTTAGTATCCTAATAAAAACTAACACCAATTATAACATTTAAATTTAAAAACATGCAAAACAAAATCAACAGTGGGGCCTTAGACACTCTAAAAACAGGGCAATGTTTACTAGTAAACTGTAGACCAACTAGTAAAGGAGATAAAATGTACTTAGAATTTGCTGAGTCATTTGAAAACAGTGTTTCAAGATCAGCATTATCAGCTGTAGCAACATTAAATTCAGATGATCCTAGATTTCAATTAAAAGCAAGAAGAGCTTGGACTACTGCATCACCAAAAAGAATGATGGAATTATTTGGAGTTGACGTATCAGATAAAAATCCTAACTGGACAACAGGTCAAGTAGGAAATAGAGAAGTTGATATTTTACCTTTAAACATTCTTAATCCTTATCATCCTGAATTAGATAAAATGTTCAGAGTACAGATCAAAGAAACAGTTGATCCAAATGAATGGCAAGCAGAGAATGTAGAAAAAGCAGCTAAAAGAAAAGGTGCAGAAGGAGCATTTATTACACATAAAAGCTTTTACATCTTTAGTAATCCAACAGTAGTATTAGCTGATGAAGGAGAAATAGTTCAACACGAAACATTAGAACAGGATGCAATTGCTCCAGGTAAAGAGAGTGAAAAAGTTAATGTTGAAACAGGAGAGATAACTGATCAAACTATGGGCATATAAAAATAATTAGTATATACTTGTATAGTATCTACAAATTACTTATATTTGCTCCAAGTTATATTTAAGTATAAAAGAAACTTGCATAATTTTATCTTAATACCTTGGAATTCAACTAAATAATTGACGATGACAATACCTACGGTATGTCGCAGAAATGATGAAGGGAAGAGAAATCTTCCCTTTTTCATTTTATAAAAACAGTATTTATGACAAAACAAACTTGTTTAAAACCAGTCTATGGCCTAGATAAAGAGGGTAGAAAGACTAGAACACATTATAAAATAGTAATGCCTAAGATTATAACAGAGGATTTAGGATTTGAAATGCAATTTGGATGGCCTTCACCTAAAGGAACACCTAAGAAAACTGATAGTGGCATTAGAGTACACACTTTAGATATCAAATAAATGATAAAAATAGTAAATAAAGCTTCCGATACTTCACTACTTAATGTAGTGGAGTATTGTAAGGATAAACAGCAAATAGGAGTAGATACAGAAACTACAGGCCTAAGTTTTACCAATAATAACATAATAATGTTACAAATTGGAGATCAAGACACACAATACATCATAGATGTGAGAGAAATTGATGTAACACCATTGAAAGATATATTAGAAAGTAAACAAATAGTAAAAATACTACATAACGCAAAGTTTGATGTTAATTTTATAAAGAAATTTAATATAAATTGTGAGAATGTATATGATACAATGTTAGCAGAAAGAATTCTAACATGTGGTAAGAAATTATCAGTATCCTTAAAAGAGACAGTAAAGAGAAGATTACAAATAGAACTGAGTAAAGAAACACAGAAATCATTCATAAATCACACAGGAGCATTTACAGACGATCAGATAGCATATGGAGCTAAAGACATTCAATTACTATCAAAGTTGTTTAAATCGCAAGAGAATAGCATTAAACATCATAAATTAGAAAATACAGTAAAATTAGAAAATGAGGCTGTTTTAGCCTTTGCAGACATAGAATATAACGGAATACACATTGACAAAGAGCAATGGAAAAAATTAGAAGACAAGAGTAGATTAAAAGCTAAAGCATTAGAAATATGTTTAGATAATATAGTGATAGAAGATGATAAATATAAAGAATTTCTTTATAAATATATACAAGCAGATATGTTTACACCACTTGAAGATTTAAGAACTGTAAATATTAAATGGACTAGTCCAAAGCAAGTATTAGAAGTCTTTCAAACTACTATTCCTACATTAACTAATGTAAATGGCAAAGAATTATACACTTTTAGAAAGAACAATGAATTAATTGATACTTACATAAACTATAAAGAAGCAATGAAACTATTGACTTCTTATGGAGAGAAATTTTTAGAGAATGTTAGAGTAGATAATAAGATCCATACCAGTTTTCACCAAATACTAGATACAGGACGAGTAAGTAGTAGCAAGCCTAATATGCAACAAATACCAGCAGATAATGCTTTTCGTAATTGTTTTACAGCTCCAAAGGGATGGAGTTTTGTTAGTGCTGACTATAGTTCACAAGAATTAAATGTAATTGCTTTCGGATCTAAGGATCCAGTTTGGCTGAATGCCTTAGAAGAAGGTCAAGACCTACATTCAACTTGTGCTGAATTAGTATATGGTGGACTGTGGATGGATAGTGGGGAGGAAAATTGCACATACTTTAGTCGTAAAACTAAGTGCAGTTGCCCTTCACATAAAAAATTGAGAACAAATGTTAAAACTATTAATTTTGGCCTTGCTTATGGTATGGGTCCAAATAAATTAGCTGCAACTTTAGATATATCTAAGGATGAAGCTACAACATTAATAGATAAGTACTTCAAAGCGTTTCCTGCAATTAAAGGGTTTTTAGATAAACTAGGTAATTATGGAAAGAAATTTGGGTACATTAAAACATTTCCTCCTTATAACAGAAAGAGATGGTTTAGTAACTGGTATCCTAAGATTTGGCATAACAAATCCTCAATGTTAGAACTTGGGACAATTGAACGAGCTTCAAAGAATACACCAATACAAGGAGCTAGTGCAGATATGACTAAGCGCGCTTTAATATTAATGCGTGATTACATTAAAGAGTTTAATATTCCTGTTCAACTAGTAATGACTGTTCATGATCAAATAGATACTATATGTAAAGATGAGTATGTAGGTTCATGGACAATTAAAATGAAAGAACTAATGGAAGATGCTGCATTAGAGATTGTAACAAACGGCTTGTTAAAAGCTGAAGTAACCGTAAGCAACTGTTGGGAAAAGTAGCTTACATTTTTATTAACCAATTAAAACGAATATTATGACAGATAAAGATTTAATTAGAAACTTCGTAGCTGAAGTAAAACAGCGTAATTTCTTGAAAGAATTATTTAAGAGGAATACAATAGAATTTGAAAATTATTTTAAACGAAGTACCAAAACTATAGACGAAGTTGATCCTACTGTAGGTATTGGAGAAACACATCGAAGAGACTTAAGACTTGCCTATTTGTCACAGAAAGTGAAAGATAAGCACATTTATACTGTAGTAAATAAAGAAGACTCTTTGATTATCGACTATTTTTATAGGAATCCTAATCAAACTATGCAGAAAATGGCTGAAGAATTAGGAGTATGTAAAGGTAAGGTCATTAAAGTAATGAATAGAAATTTAGATAGAGGATCATGGTAACAACACAAAAAATAATGAAGACAGATAATAACAAAACGCAAGAACAAAGAAAAGCTTTGAACTCTTGGGCTAAAGCCGGATA